TATCCTTATGGTACATCAACAGCTGGTCTTATAGAAAATAATTTTATTTATAACACTGGTTATTGTGCAATTGATGTTGGTGCAACAAATGTAATAGTAAGAAATAATTTCATAGATTCGTTTTGTATAACTACTTCAGATGGCGGCGGTATATATTCAGGTTCAGCTAGTGGTTATCCAAATCAGACATTTAATGCAAATATAATTCTAAATGGTATAGGAGCATTTGGCGGTATACCATTACCAGCAACTTATGGCGCCGCAATGGGTATATATGAAGACTTTGGCTCAAGCGCTGGCGTAATAGTTACTAATAATACTATTGCTTATTGTAGATCTGGAGGTATTTTTGATCATGCAAGTCAAAATATGACTATAATAGGTAATACGGTATATGCTTGTGATGAAGGAGTTCATTTTCAAGAAACTCCAGGTATTGGGTTAGCAATAAGAAACATTACAATGAATAATAATAAATTTATTGCTATATCCTCTACTCAATATACTATGTATGCAAGAACAAATAGTAATACTGCTGATTTTAATTTATGGGGCACATTTGATTATAATTACTATGCGAGGCCCATATCTGAAGGATCAACTATAGAAGAAGTTCATGGAACAAATAATTGGACTCCTGTAAATAAGACAGTCGCGCAGTGGATAACCCTTGCTGCACAAGATTCTCATTCATATGCAAATATGGGCGGCAGTATTACTAATCCATCACAGCTTCATTTTATATACAATGAAACAAGCTCGCCAAAATCATATATACTATCTACTACAATGAAAGATGTAGCAAACACGTCTTATTCAGGAACAATATCATTAGCATCATGGACATCACTAATACTTATCGGGCCTATAGGATCTACTGTAACACCATCATCGCCATCATTAACCCAATCGTTGACGCCAAGTAAGACGCCAAGTTTAACGCCAAGTAAGACGCCAAGTTTAACGCCAATACTAACCCAATCATTAACACCAAGTAAAACACCAAGCATATCGATAAGTAAGACTCCAAGTAAGACGCCAAGTTTAACTCCAAGTAAGACTCCAAGTAAGACAATATCTGTTATATCTTCAGGTAGATATATAGCAACTGCCGCTAATGGAGGAAGTGACAGTAACACAGGAACATCTGGTTCGCCATGGCTTACTCTTTCTTACGCATGTGCTCATAGTGTTTCAGGTGATATAATTCATGTAAGGGCAGGAACATATGCGCTTACTTCTAGTGTTACTGTACCTGTTGGAATAAGTATAGAAGGGGAAGGTCCCACAACGGCGCCTACTTCAATTATTACATCAAATATTTCTGCTCAATATTCATATACTTTAAAATTAAATTCAGGGTCCGAGGGTACTAATGGTAATCAGCATATTTCCAATATAAAAATGGATGGTCTTAATCTTACAGGATGGGCTGCTATAGGTATAAACGCTAGGAGTAATGTAAAGATATATAATTGTACATTTATTAATTTTTATGGAGAGGGGGTTATGTTTAATGGTGGTACTGCTTATTTAAACAATGCGCCTGGAACATATCCTACTGGAAATGAATTCCATGATAATATTGTAACTAACTGCTCGTATTATAATGGCGGAGATGATTACGGTTCTGGTAATTTAATGATAGGTGGGCAGAGTGGAATGCTTATCTATAATAATAGTATTGTACAAACAGGAAGGGGAACGGGATTAAACGGTTATTGTATTAAGCATTATAGTGGTGGTTACAATAAAGGCATTAAACTTTATAATAACTATCTTGAGACAGCTCCTGCTGCTGGCCCAGAACCTGCTTATGCTTGGGGATTTGTACTTGAGCAATGGGCTATGCGTGGTGGTTGGGAAATATATGGAAATACAATAAAAGGATGTTTAGATTTATCTAACGCAATGAAGGGTGCATATTCATTTGCTGTTGATATCCACGATAATACTTTTGGATATGATACACAGCCTCTTGGTTTAGATACTGAAGGTGACGTTGCGATACGATTTGAATTGAATATGGAGCGATCAAATATTTATAGGAACCGCTTCAAAAATTCAATGGCTAGTATTTATATAAGTTGTGGAAGTAGTTTTACATTAAGAGATTTATATATTTATTATAATATATTTGAAAATCTGGGGAATAATCTTAGCGGACATGGATGGGCATTGAGATTCAACACATATACAGCGAACGATTTATCAAACACAGTTACTAATTGGAATTTCTGGAATAACGTGATGATTGGTGGCGTTTCTAATTCAACAGCATCAGGTATTCAATTACCTCATGGTGTAGCATCAAACTTTAGTATAAGAAATAATATAATTGAAAATTTTGATCAAGGACCCGTTCAATTGCCACAATATGGAACGGCTACTTCTATTTCCATTGAAAATAATGTCTTTTATAACAATGGAAATAGCAACAATCCAACTGGAGGTATATCATATACAAATGCCAATAATTTAAAGGTTAATCCATTATTTGTTTCAGCCACAGATTTTCATTTACAGGCAGGATCGCCAGCTATTAACACAGGTATAAGCGTCGGTTTGACGACAGATTATGCTGGCAATTCTGTAAGTAGTCCGCCTGAAATAGGGGCATATGAATATGTTGGTATAATACCATCTCAATCATTAACACCAAGTAAGACGCCAAGTATATCGATAAGTAAGACGCCAAGTTTGACGCCAAGTTTGACGCCAAGTAAAACGCCAACTTTAACACCAAGTAAGACAATATCCGTTATATCTGGAAATGTATATTATGTAAAAAATACAGGTAACGATTCTAATAGCGGTTTGTCGGATGCGTTAGCGTGGCAGACTATAAATAAAATTAATAATCATAATTTTGTCGCAGGTGATCAGATTTTATTTAATCGCGGTGATGTATGGAGAGAGCAATTACGGTTTCAATCTGTGAATGGTACATCTAGTAGTAGAATTACAATTGGAGCTTATGGATCTGGAAATAAACCTAAGTTATTAGGAAGTGTAAATGGTGATGTTAACGGTTATTGGACATCATTGGGAAGTAATAAATGGGCATCGCCAAGTAATAGTTTTTCGTCAGAATCATTTATTTTATTTTATGACACTAATTTAGCTACCTCCAAAGCTAGTATAAATAAAACCAGTTCATCAGCATTAACCGCCAATTGGGATATGTGGTATGATCCTGTTGGTCGAAGAGTTGTGGTATATCAAAGTAATGGCAGTCCTGATACGCAAGCAAATGGTATTGAAATAGCTGGTATTTTTAATATAACCACGCAGGGCAGTGTACTTACAATCAATTGGTGTAATTATATTACAATTGACAATATAGATGTTAGATATAGTAATGAATCTGGATATAATATGTGGGGTGAAAATATAGGCAACGGGACATGTACATATATTACATATTCAAACTGTGAATTACATTACACATGGGATAAAGGTTATAATCTTGTTTACGGTGATAACATATTGTTAGATCATTGTATTGCGGATCATTGTGGATATATTGGATATAATCCTACCGAAGCTGAAACCGTATATTCATGGGGAGAATCGGTATGGGTTCAATTAATAACCAACCCAACTGTACGTTATACTGAAATAGCCTATCCGCATAATAATGGAATCGATATATGGGGTTGTAGTAATGCATTAGTAGAAAATTGTTACTGTCATGATGTAGATACGGTTGCAGGTGAGTATGCCGCTTTCGGTGGGCTTTATGAATCGGGTGTATATATCGACGGAACAGACAATGTGACAATTAGATATAATAATATTAAAAATCTTCCAGTAGGTATAGCAATTGGAGCAGAAACTCCATCATATACTTCAAATAATATATTATGTTATTATAATATTGCCATTAATAATGACCAAAATTATGATGTAAATTGTACTCAAGCAGTAAGTAATATTGTTACTAATCTAAAATTTTATAATAATATTTCCTACAATGATGTAAATCAGTTATACAAAAGATCCAATTGGTCAGGTTTTTGGATTCAATATTGTACTACTGTTGATTTTAAAAATAATATAATTTATAATAAATTATCTGGAGCAAATTATCTATGGAGAATATATGCAACTGCATTAAGCGTAACCAGTGATTATAATGATTTTTATTTAACAACTGCATCTCAAAGTTATCAATTTGGAAATAATTATTATGGCGCTCTTACAGCATATAAAACAGGAAGTGGACAAGAAAGTCATTCTATATCTACTGACCCGCTCTTTGCGTCATCAACTGATTATCATTTACAATCAAATTCTTTGGCTATCAATGCAGGAGTACATATTAGTACTCCAGTGATATTAACAGATTATGATGGAATTACTATAGGTAATCCACCAGAAATAGGAGTATATGAATATTAATATTTAAATAACAAAATGGGAGACATTAAAATAAAAATAACTGACATTACAATACCTAACGACTTTAATATATTTTATAAAGCAGGTATTACTCCATATCCTTTTGATAGTGGATATACTGACTATGGTGTTATATTTAGTGGAGGAACAGAAACCATAGATTTAATTGGGGATTTTATTTATGGCGAAGAATATTGGATCATGGGAAAAGAAGTGTTATATCCAGAACGATGGATGGTTAAAAATATATTAATAAATGATGCAATCGCTTACCAATGAATGTGATATGAGCCCTCAAGTACAAATGAGTTTAGGAACTAATTATTCGTTTAATGTTGTTGCATACGCAGTACATAGTGGAGGTAATAGATTAATTAGGCTTTCAACAGCGGACATTATATTAACGGTAGATGCCATAGAAACAATATTACAAACAGGAGCGCCATTAGATAAAACGGGTCAAAGTTTTACTGGAACGCTAGCAGGAGGATCAACATGGAATATGAACGATATAGGAGAAGTTACATTTAGAAATGCTGTAGCTGATGATTCTGATACTATGATATGTTATTAAAAAACAATATAGGATAATAATTATATAATAACTAAAAAAATAATGCCACTTCAAGTAACCATAATAGTAAATCCATCAAACACAGAGGCAGGCAGCTTTGATATTTATCAATTTATATATGATAGTAATGGCGATCCACAAGCTGATCCCTTTTTATTAGAATCTAATGTGCCGATATCAAGTTTAATTGATCCTGGATATATTGTTATAGTAGATGAAAACGCATATGGAATTAGACTAGTAAGTAATAATGATCGTGGTTTTGATTGTGAAGTAACATCTATAGATGAATTTTTTTCAAATGTAAAAATTGTTAATAATTTTCCTCCACTATATGGAAATATTAGTATAACTGGAGCGGCATTTGGGGGTTATTCATTAACTCCTCCGCCGCCACAAAACGCGTCTCCATATTATTATCGTATAGATACAGGAACCACAGTAGAAGATACAGCAAGCGTGGATATTAACAATGAGTCTATTAATACATTATCATATGTATTAACAATTAGAGATAGTGAGTCGTCATCGTCTTTCATTTATTCTAGCGACATTCCTCCAACTACTGGTATAACTATTAATATCGATAATACATTTTTATCATCTGCTAGACAATATGTGATATCATTGGGAACATATATGTTGCCGTCAAAAACGCCATCAAAAACGCCGTCATTAACACCATCATTAACACCAAGTATAACAATCACGCCATCATTAACACCAAGCATAACGATTACTCCATCATTAACACCAAGCATAACGATTACGCCAAGTTTAACGCCAAGTAAAACGCCATCATTAACGCCAGGCGAAACACCTTCAATAACACCAAGTGAAACGCCTTCGTTAACGCCAAGTGAAACACCTTCGTTAACGCCAAGTGAAACACCAAGCATAACGCCAAGCGAGACTCCGACGCCAAGTATGACGCCATCATTAACGCCAAGCGAGACTCCGACGCCAAGCATGACGCCATCATTAACGCCAAGCGAGACTCCAACGCCAACAATAACGCCATCAACATCACCGCCGCCAGTAGGTAATTTTATTCTAGATTCAGCATATGGCATCAAATTTTCTGGTGTAACTGGAACTGGAATACCGTCATTTAGTTATCCAGTAACAAGTGGGAATACAACATTAACATATACGGGAACGATATCTGAACAAGATTTATCGGTAGAAGTATATGGAAATCCAGCTCCAAGCGGAGATAAATATTTGATACTAAGGGTTAATGGTTCTCAAATTGATACTGAAACGATTACTAATGGAGATACAACTGAGACAACTAGCGTGACTAAATCACTTCATTTGACAGAGACAAGTGCACCGACGGAGATTATTATTAGAATAAATAATAGTGTATAACAAAGAGATTAGAAAAAATTTAATACATATTTATAAGAAATGAGTTTTTTACAAGCAAATAGTTCAGGAATTTTACCAGCAAGAATTACCAATTACGGTAGAAAAAAAATTGCGCAAGGTAATTTTAATATTGCATATTTTCAAATCGGTGATTCTGAATTTGATTATACGTTTTCCGAATTTGATGGTTTAAATAATCCACCACAAAAAGTGCTTATGCCTCTTGATAAAGATTCTCAAGTAAAATATCCATATAAGGTCTCAGAATCTACATTAACAGGAACAACATATGGAATTCCATTACAATTTTCAGAAACAAAAATAGTTACAAATAATATGGGCCCAGCAGGCTATGTTTCCGAATATATCGCGTTTGATAGTGGTACGGGAGCTGGAACAAGAGTTGTAACCCCATATCAAGTTGTTGGTATATCACAAATAAATGGGTCAAACCAAATAGCCGTTTCAGACGGAACAGTGTTTAATGATACAGAGTATATTACGATCATAATGGATTATTTGGGGTCAAATGATGTAATAAGAGCCAGTACAACATCTTTAGTTTATAAAATAACAGGAATTGCAGGTAATGTATTATCATTAGATAGAAATATGCCAAATTTATCATCTTTAGGTTCTATAGATGTTACAATTATATCCAATGAATATTCAGGAAATACATTAGTGTGCGGTGAAATTGTAAATAATGAGGAACAACAAAACTCATGGAATTTGGCAAATGTTTGGAGTAAAAAACCAGCTGGTTTAGATGTTACTACAGAAGACGAAAAATTATCAGGATATACAAGTAATGTTTTTGTATCAACAAAAGAATTTTTTGGGTATAATACATCGTCAGGACAAACAAGTAATACAGGAACGACTATTACAAATTCCTTTGGAGACGCTATTATGGTATTACCAGAAGAACAACATTCTTTAAGTATTTTACATTTTTCTAAGCCCGGAAATATTTTAATTGATCCATATCTAGCATTTAAATATGAGGATTATATCGCGCATTCAACGGTAGATGATATTGAATATTTTCAAGTTTATATTCCTTTTATGCATTATGATAGAAATACCGGAACAACTATTGGCGGTCTATTTTTAATGGATTCAACAGATTATTACATTAATTCATCGGCAATGGATACCCGAAATAATCAAATGAAATATAGGTATTTACTAGATGAAAATAACAATAGAGTCGGTAAGATTTTTGTAAATCATAAAGTCATTGTTTTTGATGATCAAGAAATAGTTGCAATATTAGATTATAAATCAAATAGAAGATATACATTACCAATTCCAAGAATTTCATTGGTTCCAACAGATTCAAAATGTGATGAAAATCACGATTTAACTCCATTATTAGGTGGAACGGGAGATACTGTTTTTGTTACTTATCTTCTTCAATATAGTAGTGAATTACAATACAATGGTTTACATTGTAATCATTATTCTAAAATTGTGGGAACAGAGCAAACTGGAGATGTTTCAATTAAATTTGGAGATAATTGTTTTACATTTATGAAGACATCATTTGCTGATAGTACAAATGGGTATATCGCAGACGCATTTAAAATTTTAGTACAAAAAGTCGCCACAGGTCAACAGCCAGATCCTACATTATGGAAAATTATAGATTTTACGAGTCAAATACCTAATTATGGCGGAGGTATTATCGATCCTGATGATTTAAGAAATGCAAGATTCATTATAACTAATACGGATTATGAAGGCGGCTCGTCATATGACTTAGAAAGCTATATTGGGTCATTACCTGATGAACCATCTACCTTACCTGAATTTGGCGATGAGCAACCATTTACAGGTAGCGTTAAATTAGTAAGAGCGTCAGATATTGAAGTATTAAGATTTTTGGTTAATTTGCCTTCAACTGATTTTATGACAACCCAAAATCCGTCATATGTTTCAGGCGTTCCTAAAAGATTTACTGAAGTCGCTTTGTTAGATGAGAATAAATATGTGTTGGTTATGGCAAAGACATCTAGCCCTGTGGTTAGAGTGGGCACACAAGTAGTGGCAGTTAAAATTGACATCTAACTCTTTACAAAATAAAAAATATTCATTATCTATTGATTTATATACTGAATTAAATGGAAAATGAATTAAAATTGAGAAATAAACCTAAGATTCTCGGATTAGATATTTCAACAAAAGTAATCGGTTGGGCGATATTTGATATGAATACTTCTACATTGCTAGAAGCAAGTCATTTTAGTCCCAAGATTAAGCCTGAGCCCGAAGATAAAATTGAGATTCTCGTTCGGAAAGCCGAAGCGTTTAAACATCATCTTGAAAAATATAAGGATTATGGTATTGTGAGAATTATAATTGAAGAACCAATTTTGCAATCCAATAACATATATACTGTTGGAACACTTATAAGATATAATTCAATGATTCTTAAAGAATGTTGGGATATCTTTGGTATTGTTCCCTCATTTATTAGCACGTATAACGCCCGCAGATTCGCCTTTCCTGATTTGTTTCGTGATAATGGTAAAGGAAAAAATGTATTATTTGGTGGTTTTCCAAAAGATACAGATAAAAAACATGTGATTTGGGAACATGTTAATACCATTTGTCCAGAAGTTAATTGGATATATGACAAAAATGGAAAGCTCAAAACCTCAAACTATGATATCAGTGATTCCATCACCTGCATTATTGGGCATATAAACATGTTAAAAGCGTCAAAATAATTGTATATTTTAATGTTTATTTCTTTTAACATACCTATTAGTGTAACTGCAAAGAGGTTGTAAATTGGTATGATGATTTAAATTAATAACATCTTCAATTGTTATAGCGGATGAAATAGGAATTATATGATCTAAATCCCACCCATAATTAATTTCGCCATTATATTTACCATGATTTTCCCAAGTCATCCAATCTTCAAATTGTGATTCAATATGATTTTTAAATTCTTCAAAGGAGCATCCTAATATTTCAACTGTTTTATTTGGCTTCTTAAAACCATTTTGTCTAAAACATATAGCAATACTACTTCTAACGCAACTAGATAATTTGAATATAGGATCTTTTTTAATTCTTTCCCTTCTTTTTTCATTTAAAGTTTTTTTATTAGATTTTCGATATTCTTTTTTTTGTTCTTTTATAGTTTCTTTATGTTTTTCTTGATAAATTTTTATAATGTCTTTATTTTTTCCATAATATTCTTTTTTATATATTTTCTGTTTTTCTTTTATTTTTTCTTTATTAGCTTCACGATATTTTCTTTGGGCTTCTTTTATTTCTTCTTTATTTTCAATATAATGTTTTTTTCTAAGTTCATCGATTCTTTCTTTATTCTTTTTATCATATAATTTGCGGCGTTCTATTTTATGCTCTTTTCTTTTTTTGTTTCTTTTAATTTTTTCTTCTTCAATTATTTGGGCGTTTTTTTCTATATATTCTTTTCGTTTTTCTCTATTCTTTTCTCTGGTTTTTTTATTATACTCTTCTTTATATTTTTCATGAGTTTTTTTACAATATATACTAACTTTTTCTTTATTATTTCTATTCCATTCCGTCTTTTTTTCTTTTATTGATTCTTTATTTTTTTCGTAATATTCTTTTCTTAATTCTTTATTTTCTTCACGATATTTTTTTGTTTGATTTTTTATTTTTTCTTTATTTTTTTCGTGATATTCTTTCTGATATTTTTTAGTATGTTCTTTTCTTTGTATTTTTTCTTCATCTGTTAATGTATTATATTCCTTTTTTTCTTGTGACATCATAATTCTTTATTTTTAAAATAATCGATTATTAATCTTTCAATGAAAGCCGATTTGTTGTTCGTTTCTTCGTCTACTTTCTTTATCAGTTCTCTTGAGATAGTGATTCCCAATTTTCCTTTTTTGTCTTCTGTTTTTAATTTTGGTCTTCCCATAATATGTTTTATTTAATAATAAATATCACGAAAATTTAAAAAATCCGATATAAATCCGATTTTTTACAATTATTTTATGTATATTTGATTTGTCATTTGATTAATTATAATTTTGTTTTTAAAAGAGCGGGAAGTTGGTGTCTTCCCGCTTTTTTTATCGTATATTTTTTTTTCTCATTTCTTTTTCATATATTTGTGCCATTATGATCGAATCCATGGTAGAATATGAACCGATAATTGATATACTTGAAGATATTTTCGGGAATTTTAAGAGTCATAACGAATCCGCAGGTCAACTAAGCGTAGATTGTCCTGTGTGTTCTTATGAAATAAAAGGTCTTGATAAAGGAGACGGTAAAGGAAATCTCGAAATAAATTACCATCAAGGGATATATCACTGCTGGTCATGTGGAGAAACCCACGACACGCATGGAAGATTACATTGGTTAATAAAAAAATACGGATCACGCCAACAGCTCAAGAAATTCGATTTATTAATGCCTGAAGAACCAGGTGAAGTACAAAAGAAAATATATGAGAGAGTAAGATTACCAAAAGAAAATATTTTATTTGAAACAGCAAGTGCAGGAATAAAATTAACCCATCATTATAAAAAGGCATACAATTATCTCAAACAACGAAATGTAACTGATGAGATGATTAAAAGATATAGGATCGGTTTTTGTTATCAAGGTAAATACGCTAATAGAATCATTATTCCATCATATGATGCGGATGAAATTTTAAATTATTTCGTTGCCAGATCATACTTACCGAATTCTTATAGGAAATATGATAATCCTAAAGCAGAAAAACAAATAATAATTTTTAATGAATATCTCATCAATTGGAGCGAGCCAATATACCTGGTGGAAGGGCCCTTCGATAGTATATTTGTTCCTAATTCAATCCCAATGTTAGGTAAAAAGTTAAGTGATTTGTTATTTGACAGATTATATGAAAGGGCGAAGAAAATTATTATTGTTCTCGATGGGGACGCCCATGAAGACGCAAAAAAACTATATTATAGATTAGATGGAGGGAGATTGTTTAATAAAATTTGGATAACTAAACTTCCAGTAGATAAAGACATAGCCGACCTCTGCGGGGATTTAACAGAATATCCGCCATATCAATTTAATTAATTATTATGACAATGAAAAACTACAAAGAATTAATGAACGAAAGATATGATTTATATTTTTCTCTAAGATTTCGTCCCGAACAAAGAAATTAATTATATAACAATGGAAACAGCAAAAGAATTAGCTTTTAAAGCGTGGAGAGACGCAACAGAAGGTAAAATACCAACCAAGGAGCATTTTGAAAACTGGTGGTCTCAATGGGTTTATGTTAAAGATCATAAAGATAGTTTAGAACCGAAGCATAATGTTTATGTTGATGGCCATCGATATATAAAATTAGATTAATAAAATATAAAATGGAAACGAACTTAAAATTTAGAGTGTATTATGATGACAGTATTGATAATGTGATTATCGATATTGCAAAAAGATTAGAACAATTTGGATTAAGAATAAAATGGATTCAAGCCGAAAATGACGGCTTTGATGACTACGAGATAGAAAAAATAGAATAAAAGTAGTAAAATTACTACTTTAAAGAAAAAGATAGATATTTATATAATATGGGAAGAATTAAGATTGATGATAGAAAAAAGAAACGGAAAATTTCGGTTTCAATAGATCCTGAAATTATTGTTTTGTTAAAAGAAAAATCTATTAACACATCTTCTCTAATAAATAAACTATTAAAGAAGTATATTGAAAATGGAAACAAAAATTTGTAATAAATGTGGAAACAAAAAAGAAATTATAGAGTTTAAGAAAGATACGAGAAATAATGACGGATATGGTAGAATTTGTAAAAAGTGTCATAATATTGAAAGTAAATTGTACAGAGAAAAAAATCGTAAAGAAATTTTAGAAAAACAAAAAGAACATTATCATAAAAATATTGAAAAATCAAGAGAAAAATCAAGGTTTTATTATCAAAAAAATCCCGAAACTAAAAAGAAATATGTTGACAAAAATAGAAGCATAATAAATAAACAAGTATCAAAATGGAAAAAAGAAAATTTAGAAAAAGTTTCAGAATATTCAAAAAAATCTTATAGAAAAAATATTGAACACAAGAAAGAGTATATTAATAAGAATCGTCAGGAAATAAATAAAAGAAATACGAGGTGGAGAAAAAATAATAAAGAAAAGATACAAAAATTAGGAAAAAAATATCGTGAAGAACATAAAGAATATATAAAAAATTATAATCTACAAAATAAAGAAAAAATTAACGAACAAAAGCGAATAAAACGAAATAAAAGATTAATAAATGATCCTCTTTATAAATTGACAAGAAATATCAGATGTCGAATTTATATGTTTTTTAAAAAAAGGAATATTACAAAAAGAAATAAAACGTTTGAAATTGTAGGATGTACGCCACAAGAATTACGAAATCATATAGAAAATCAATTTACCGAAGGAATGAACTGGAATAATTATGGGGTCTATGGCTGGCATGTGGATCATAGAATTCCGTTAGATGCAGGAAAAAATGAAGAAGAAATTTATAAATTATGTCATCATAAAAATTTACAGCCTTTATGGGCAAACGAGAACTTAAAAAAGTCAAATAAAATATTATAAAATGGAATTAAAAGAAATATCGAAAGAAATCAAAACGATTTTAGAAGAAAACCGAAGACAACATCGGATAAGCTTCGTAGAAGCCAAACATATTTACTATATGATGGATTCGGAGGGCAAAATGAGAAGTGGATTTCCTTCCGTATCTAAAGTAATTAAGAATTTTTTCAAGCCATTCGATGCTCAAGGAATATCGATGAAAATGGCCAAAGGCGATCCGGAAGTACAGAAACAATTATTAGCAGAGTGGGCTCAGTCTGGAAAGGATTCCGTTAATCTTGGTAGTAGGGTTCACTATGAGTTAGAAAAATATATAATTGATCAATATGGTAACTATAAAGAAGTTAGACAGCCCGAATTCGTTATCACCGAAGAACAGAGAATAAAAAGCGATAAGATGATTCAAGCTGGAAAAGATTTTATTAAATTGATGCATGATAGAGGGGGTGTTCTTCTTGATACAGAAGCCACACTAGGAAATCCAGAAGAAGGATTCGTTGGGTCCCCTGATAATATATGGTTAATGATGAATAAAGATCAGTCGGATTTTGGGTTTGTGATAACCGATCATAAGAGTGGACAGCCAAAAAACTTTGAAGTATTTCCTTATACAGGTAAACTTTATAGCCCTTTCGAACAATTCCACGATAACACATTGGGGCACTATTATTTACAAATACCATTATATGGCAGACTACTAATTAAGATGTTGAAAGGTTCAAAATATGAGGATAAGAAATTTCTTGGAGGAGTAATTGCTTTAATGAAAGAAGACGCCACCTTTGCTGAGTATAAGGTGCCGCAACCAATCACATCAACAATATTAACAATGGATTTAAAACCTTTTTTAAAATAAAATATGATACGAAAACTAGTCCATATTTCCGATATCCACATCCATACAACTCAGTATCATGATCTATATAGAAAGCAATTCGAATTACTTTTAGATCAACTGAATGATGAGTTTTATGGTGGGGGTGATAATGAGGATTTACACGCCTTCGACTTTAGAATTGTAATTACAGGTGATATCTTTCATCAGAAGATCAACATCTCCAATGAACAGCTTATGTTGGCAAGTTGGTTTATTGATCGATTAACTGATATAGGCCGAGTTGTTATCATTCCTGGTAACCATGATTTCTTGGAAAATAATATGGAACGATTGGATAGTATAACGCCAGTCGTGGAATTATTGAATAAGCCTGGTGAAGTACATTATTATAAAGATAGTGGAGTGTATCAGGATGAAAACATAAATTGGGTTGTTTATTCATTATATCAACATAATGTGAGACCTGAATTCAAAAAGGAAGATGGGTTTTATGTTGGATTATTTCACGGGCCAATTCAGGGGATGTCAACCGATTTGGGATTTACATTTGATGATGCATATGACAGAATGAATTTTGTAGATCTCAATCTTTTACTAGCGGGAGATATACATAAACGCCAAACTTTTAAATTACCTAATGGTGGTGATGCAGTTATGATAGGTTCATTTTTACAAAATAATTTTGGAGAGGATGTTAAACATCACGGATACGGGATCTTCGATATGGAAACCAAAAAATACACATTCCATGATTTACCAAATGATCAACCATTTTTACATTATAGAATAAATGACATTAAAGACATTGAAACCGAAAGCGAACAACTCGTTAATCTTGGATGATGAGTTTCTTCAATATTGTGAATTAAATAATATTGAGGATATTCAGAAGTTGGCGAAAGAAACTTTTAAAAAGGGATTTGATTTACTGAAGTACGGAGATATGCCAGTAAATAGATTAACGCCTTCAGATAAGATTGAGAAAAAGCCCGCAAAATCTGAGTATATTGAGAAAGAAGATGTTGTTATTAAGGAAACAAAATCTGATCCTATTGTTTTTTCGCATCCAAGTTCAATATTACCAATGGAGGAGATTAAAAAAGAAATAAAACAGAAAATTGATAAGATAGTGGAAAAAAGTAACCTTTATGATGAGTAAAGTGGAAAATAATTTCTTTTTCTGAATTTTTTTACTTATTATTGGAAAATAATCTTCCATATGGACGAATTAGAAAAACTTAAAGAGGAAAACGAAGATCTGAAAACAAAGTTAACAGATTTATTATTCGAAATGAACTATAATAAACAAACTGAGCTTATTGAATTTCTCAGGGAGATATATGATAGTGTCATAATGGAAATGGAAGAAATAGATATATCATCTAGGGATGAGATCCTTTTTAGTTTGAAGAAAAATATTGAAGAATTTGCTAAAAATAATAAAATCAATATAAATGGATAAATTAATTTTATGGATGTTGATGGCATATGGAATGTCAACAATTATTGTTTACGGACATATATTCGATAGACCTCGTGATTGGGTGATTAGTAAATCATCTTTTTGGGGGTCATTTTTTACATGTATGTTATGTATTCCAGTATGGTGTGGATTTTTCTTATCATTTGCGTTGGGTGGGCTCACCAATGCTTATTTTGACACTGGCAACTTTACATTCTTCTTTGATGGGATGTTTACCGCTGGGTCAGTTTGGGCCATAAACGCTTTCGTCGAGTTCTTCGAGGAAAGTAGAATTAAATAATTAAAAATGAATTTATTTGAAGATTGGAAGTACGAATACAGAGATTTGCCTAATGAAAGTTTTGATGATTATGTGATCAAAAAAAAGGTTGTAGAAATTGCTCCACAGTTGTTGGGACTTAATTTAAAAATAAATGAAAATCATAACGGAAAGGGAATAGATTTAATATGTGTTGATAATCCCGAAATTGGTGTGGAAGTTGAGCGTGGAGGATGGTTTGGTGATTTTTGGAAAGATTTGTATTATAGTACCGAAGTTATGAAATGGGGATTTTCGACACTTAATATGCCAGACCGAAAATTAAGATATTGGATGGAACGATATCTATGGAGAAAACAAATGATAGAAAATCCTGGATTCAGAAATACAATTTTCATAAGATCGAGCTGGGAATTATATCAAATGAATGTTGTACGGCCAGAAACAGTCCTTAATCCTGACAAAATTTTTCGAAAAAGAGAAAAAGTAAAAAATAATACAAAAATAGAAGGATGGGTATCATTTAAACATGAGGATGTTGAGACATTTAATTTATATAACGATTTATACATTTTAGAATCTGAAGAAAATGGTGAATATCCTGCGTTATCAGAAGAGCGAAGACGAGAGTTAGAAATCGAAAAAAGTGAAGTAGATGAATTAGTGCAAGCTGAGAAGCGTAAAAGAGCGACAGAAAGATTAAAAGAATTACATAAACAAAAAAATAAAGATGAAGATGAAAGTAAAAATTAACGGGAAGATTTTCACTGCCAAGCAGGTGGAAATCAATAATATCAAAAAATTGAGAATAAAAAGGGATTTAGATGACTTTGATATTTTATTTTTCAAAGAATGGATGATGATGAAAACAGATTATAAAGAAGATATTCCGTTCATATCTAAACTATCACGAGGAAAACTAATAGACTGCTTTCCATGTGATCTTGGCGAAAATTATGTTCTATTAGTTCACAATGATATTAAAGAAATATAAAAATGAATTACAAAAATCCCTTCATCAAGGTCGAATGGGAAGACACGCCCGAGAATTTGACTCAGGAAAGAATTAAGCGAGTAAAAGAATATTTCAAAAAGAAGTATAATGCTGCCGATGTAAAAATTGTCACGAAAGTCGCCAGTAATAATTCTAATACTAAGTTGAAGTCATTGGATGTGAGTGATAATATAACAGATCCTCAGTATCAAAAAAATCTGGTTAAAGATTTTATTACGGAGAACAAAATTGATATTAAATGGGAAATGATTGACCGTCTTGATAATAAGATCAATGGCGAGATAGATAAATTGGCGCAGAATAAAGTTCGTTATAATAAATGGTATATTAAGAAAATCGAATTTTCAAATTTTCTTTCGTTTGGTGATGATAATGTTCTTGATATAGATAAACTCGAAGGTGTGACAACTATTGAAGGAAATCCGAAAAACTTCTCAGGAAAATCTACCGTATCTACAGATTTACTTATGTATCTGTTCTTTAACTCAACAACAAAGGGTAAAACCGCTCTTGAGGTCTTTAATAAATTCAGAGATTGTGATGTGGTAAAAGTTAAAGGATATATTGTAATTGATGAGGGAGAATATATTATTGAAAGAACGATCACGAGAAAGAAAAGTAAAACTGGGGAATTTTCCACAAAGAGTGAATTGGAGTTCTATAAAATGTCAGCGGATGGTAATCCTATTAATTTGGCAGGTGAGCAAAGAAGAGAAACCGAAGTATTTATTACTTCAGCAATTGGAACTGAAGAAGATTTCCTGGCGACTATTTTAACTACAGGGCGCAATCTTGAAGATATGATTGAATTCAAGCCAACGGCAAGAGGAGCAATCTTAACAAGATTTATGGGATTAGAAAGTTTAAAGGTAAAAAAAGAGGCGTGTAAAACTATGTATAATGAGTGGAGTAAAAAACTCGTCTCAAATACCTATAATATAGTACAATTGACGACTGACAATGAGAATCACAACAATTACATCGACGATGCAAGCGTGCAGATAGTGAAACTTGGAAATGATTTAGAAAATTATGATGCGACATTAAAAGAATTAGAAACAAAACGCGATACTGCTCTACAATCAAAAAACAATGATATTGATAAGGAACTAATTAATACAAATCCAACTTTACTGAAGAGAGAAATAGATGAATTAAAAAATAAACAAACCGTTAGTAAAACGCAGGCCGAAGCAATTAAAGTTATTGAACCGTCGAAATATTATTCAGAAGACGATCATGAAAAATTAAAAAAAGAAATAAATGATGCGATTTTTAACGATAAATTAAATTCAGATTCTATTACAAGAAATGAAAATATTGTAAAGCAATTAGAGACTGGAAGTGTGTGCCCTACATGTAAAAGGCCATTGGCGGATGTTGATCATTCTAAAGAAATATCCGAAGGTAAAACCCTTATTCAATCTTTATATGCGATCAATCTTGAAAATAAAACGAAGATTGAGTCGTTAAAAGAGAATGAATTAGTATTTAGTAAATTAAAAACTGAATATGATGAATATGAAAGAAACAAACTCCGGAAAGCAAAATATGAATTAGAGGTTGAACAGAAACAACTCGAAATTGATCGTAGTCAGACCAGGTTAAATAATTATGATAACAATAAACTTAAGCTCGAGCATAATCAGAAAATTGATGGTGAGATAATTATATTGAAGACCAAAATTGACACTATTAATGCAAATATTCGAATTACAACAGCAAGTATCGAAAAATATAAAACTGAAATTATTAATGTGAAGGAAAAGATTAAACTAAACCTTGAGTTAATTAAGAAGATTAAATCTGAAGAAGAATTAATATCAGTTTTCAAAGTTTATTTGATGATCTTTGGTAAAAATGGTATTTCAAAGGTTATTTTGAGGAATATGATGCCGCTTTTGAATCAGGAGTTACATAGACTCCTTGCCGATAGTTGTAATTTCACCGTAGAATTGAATATAAACGACAAAAACGAGCTGGAGTTCCTGATGATAGATAACGAAACAAGGATCGTTAAACCTCTTAATAGTGGGTCTGGTTACGAAAAAACAATTGCATCTCTAGCAATCCGTAGCGTTTTGACAAAAGTGTCGTCTTTACCAAAACCGAATATTGTTGTTATGGATGAAATTTTTAAAGGTGTAGCAGATGAGAACCTTGAGTTAATTGGGGAATTTTTCAAAAAAATTAAAAACTATTTCGAACATATTTTTGTTATTTCCCATAACCCCTTAATTCGTAACTGGTCGGATAATTTGATAATGGTTAAAAAAGATGACAATGTGTCTTCTATTGAATCAGTAACAATGAAAATTTCGTGATTCTTTAGAAAAACGAAATTTTTGTATTATATTTGTATAAATTAAATTTAAATATATATCTATGCAGAAATCAAGAATCGTTAATTCAGATGAGGTTCAAAATTATTTAAAAGATTTAAAGAAAATTCCAGTAATCACACATGAAAGACAAGATGAGATTTTTAAACAACTAAAAGACAAGAACATAACGGAAAAAGAAAAAGAAAAAATATACAACGAATTAGTTGTGGGAAATTTAAGGTTTGTGGTCTCAATAGCGAAGCAATATCAGGCTCAAGGACTCGATTTATTGGATTTAATTTCTGAAGGTAATATCGGATTGCTTAAGTCCGTCGATAGGTTCGATCCATCAAGTGGTTTAAAGTTTATTTCATATGCTGTGTGGTGGATTAAACAATCTATAATGGCTTCATTAAATGAAAATTCAAGAACTATTCGTATACCCTCTAATTTAATACAGGAGTCTCAAAAAACGCATAAGAAAGACGATTGTAGTGGATATAGCGATAATATAAATACAAATGTATCTGAAGTATCCTATACATTGCCATATTGTGTTCATCTGAATCAAGAAATAAATGAAGAAGGCGACGAGTTAATTGATATCATCAGGGACCCAAATGAACACAATCCTGAAGATGTGTTTATCTCTTCAGACGAAATTAAAAAAAGAGTTTCAGCGATATTAAGCGTCTTGGATGAAAGAGAAAAAATTATAATTGAGAAATATTTTGGATTAAATGGATCACAATCCAATTTGGATGATCTTGGTGAAGAATTTCAATGTACTAAAGAGAGAATCAGACAATTAAAGGATAAAAGTTTAAAAAAATTACGTAACGAGAGTTATTCACTTTTAAAATATTTATAATGAGTAAATTTGCTGATAGCCTTTTAGAATTTTGGCTAAAAATATGGATGGTTATAAAACCTGCAATATCCATATATGGAACAATAAATTTTTTTAGAAGCAAAACATTTTTAATAATAGTGGTCGTAGTAATAGCGTTAGGATTTGGGAGATCCTGCGCTAAAGTGCGAGATTTGGAGCGACAGAATCATATAAAAGAACAAAATATTATTGCTCTGAGGGATACTGTTAGAATGGAAAGGACAAAGTCGGGAACATTAGAAGCCACCGTTGCTGGATTTATTTCAAGTGAAAAGGATCTTAAAAAATTAAATGCCGACTTATATAAGGAAGTTAAAGACCAAAAAGGAAATGTCATATCATTAAATAAAATTGTATTTCAGTTAAAACAGGACACATCTCAATTAAGATCTCATATAAATTATCTCGAATCAATAATGAGTAAACCCATTCAAATAAATGATAGCACATATTGTATTCCATGGGAATTGGAATATAACTGGAACCCCACTAATTTTGATATATATAAAGGGGAAACCACAATAGGTATTGCGGCAAAGAAATTAACGCCAAAGTTATTATTAGATAACACTAAAACATATAATAAACAATTTGATACACAATTCAATTCTTCATTTGAATTAAAGCATCGCCGAACTGAAATTTTAGAAAGAACAACTCAAATAGATTTAACTTTTGGGCAAGAAGTCGTGGATAAACAATTGAGAGTTTTTGTGACAACAAAATATCCAGGATTTACCGCCACATCGTTGAAAGGGTGGATGGTAGACCCAAATACCGATCCAGATATAAAAAGATTAATGAAAAAGAAGAAATGGATACCAAATACATGGTCTGTAGGTGGTGGTCCGTCTTTTGGATATAACATTTTATCAGGTAAGCCATATTTAGGTATAGGGGTTAATATAAACTATAATATATTACAATGGTAAATTATGGCGCAAACATCACAAGAATTTTTCGAAAAAAATATGAAATGGTTCGCATTGGCGTTCTTAATATTATTTCTATTTAAATCGGTACAGAGTTGTAATCGTAATATGAGTACAACTATGGCAATAAAAAAAGATAAATATACTATTGACTCTTTAAGTAAAGATGTGTATAATTTAAAGAGTGAAAATAAAGAACTGAAACTCCAATTAAGTTTTCAAAAAGAAAAAGTTGGAGAAGCTAATAAACGAGCGGAAGCGATTCAATCAGTTGCAGAAAAAATAAAATCCAATACTACTACAACCGTCAATGTTCGTGGAGCTCAGATTGATACCATAAAAAAGAAAAAGTAATGAAATGGTTTAAAAATTTAAGTAGAGACAATTTACTGTATGGCGGATTAATAATCACTTTTATAATTCTTTATGGAGCAACAGCATTCGTATCTTGGTATCATGCTATAGATTTATTCCTTATTGGTAACGCTATGATGTTATCAATTATATTAAGTTTTGTTGCCGAAGTTGGTCAAGCATCAGCGTTATTCAGTATACTTCTCACAAAAAATAAGCATAAATTTCTGACATGGTCTGTTATGATCATTTTAACAACATTACAGGTAATAGGTAATGTCTATGCTACTTACGATTATATTAATCAAAATGGTGGGAAAGGCGTTGCGGAATTTGCTGCCTCTATTTTAAAGCCATTTGGGCTGGCGGATATGGACCCTGAAACATTTAAAGTTATTATTGCTTGGATATTAGGGGCATTGCTTCCAATTATCGCATTGTCAATGACAGCGCTTGTTGCTCAGAATATGATATTAAGGGCCGAAGAGGCTAAAACAAAATTCGATAATGAGAGTCAACCAGAGCCAATTGACGCTAAGGATATTATGAGTGAAGTTTCAAAAATAAGACCGACTCAAGAAGAATTGGATGAATTAGAAATTCTATTGAGTAGAAAAGAACCAATAAAAAAATCACCAGTTGAAGAAGGTGATATAAATAAAAACGATATTCTTGGCCGCACAAAAGAAGAAATTAATCTTTATAATGATTTAATAAAAGGGGAGCAAGGGGCGCTATGGGCTGATGATTTTATTGTAACTCAAAAAGAAAGAAATGTCGGAGAAAAAATTATTTCTGAGGAAAACGAATTTGAAAGTGGCCCCGATACGCCCGACGAATTTTACGATGAGGAACAAGAAGAAGATCTACCTACCGATCAACTAACTAAGGAAGAAATTGAAAATTCATTATTAGGTATTGAATTTACCCCGTCCATATCAGATGAAGACATTAATGAAATGAATCAGGATGAATATGAGAGAAAAAATTCACATCAACAGGAATCAGATGATATGGATGAAGATATAGCGTCTTTAACTCCAGATATTCAAGAAAAAGGAGATTCTAGCGGTGAACCTGGCACGCCAGGATGGCCAGGGATCAATTATTCAAATGATAGTCCATCTGAACCTGAAAGTATAATAACACATACAAATGGATTGGTTGAAGGAATGGGTAGTACTAAAATGGATGGCAATTCAGGTAACGGTGATCTACCAAGTGATAGTCCAGGCCTATCAGGTAGTGCCGAAATAAGCCCAGAAGCTCAAAAAACACAAGAAGAAGAACGTTTGGAACGACTCCGAGCTATAGCACGAGAGAATTTAAAAAAAAAATAATCGACCACAGCCTCCCAGAGATAAACGAAATGTTTACTTCTGGTGAGGATTTTCCACAGACATCTCCCGATCCATCACAAACGACAACTCCGATATGTACTCCATCAATTACGTTGACACCCACTCCATCAATTACGTTGACACCCACTCCATCAATTACGTTGACACCCACTCCATCAATTACACCGACATCCACCCCCTTATTTACCCCTCTAATTACGCCTTCGCTTACATCATCTGTTGAAATAATATATGTCGAATCTGATGATGTAAATCCATTACATATTCATTATGAAAAGGATTCGGCTACTGTTGTCAATGAAGATGATGTAGAAAAAATAAAACGGGATTTCAAGCCCAAAAAAACCTATTTAAGAGATGTTAGAAGTTCAAAGCGTAGACATACTTAATGATGTTAAATTAAACATCAGTAAAAGAAAAACCAAAAAGACTCAAATTTTTCTATATGACACTCAAAGACGATTTGACGACTTTATGATGAAAATAAGATATCGTAAAAATGAGAAATATGATGAAATACCTCATTATGTAATTACTAAAACTGGAAAAGTATATAAGTTATTTGATACTAATTATGCTTCAAAAACTTTTGGATTAAAAGATCTCGATAAGAAACAAATAAAGATCGCGCTAGAAAATCTAGGATGGTTAAATAAGAATACAATAACTGGTGTTTTATATAATTGGATTGGTGATCCATATAGGGCCGAGCCATTTATAAAAAAATGGAGGGATTATTATTTTTGGGACCCCTATTCCGAGGAACAACTTAATGCTTTAGTTTTATTATGTAAAGAACTATGTATTGAGCATAATATACCGTATCATACTGTTCCATCACAAGGATATTTGAGTAAAGCAATAAAATTCACTGGGATAGTGTGTAAATCAAACTTTCTAAATATTTATACAGATATGAACCCATCATTCGATTTTAATATATTTTATAAAGATGACAACAGAGAAAAAAACAGATAGCTACGACGAAATAAAAGGTATGCTTAATAGAATTAGAAAAATTCAAGCTATGCCTAAATATGGAATGATTCAAGAACAAACATATCAAGGTGAAACTGAAGAGCCTCAAGATTCAAGGGGACAGCTCACAGATCCATATGGTTATGGAGCGGGAACAAAGAAACCAATTCCACGAAGCGTAGGAACAGAACCAGAAAAATCTTCCACAACGTCTTTTCAACAATCGAGAAGAGATAATGAAGAAGTATCGGTAATTAATAATGTTGATGTTGAAATTCATTCAGAAGATCCGGAAGAAAGAGTATTAGAGGATGATGAAAAAGGAACAATTTCACAATTAATTGACGATTTTAAAGCTGAAGTTTCGGAGATCGCCGAATTTGATGGTTTGCATATATATCCAGATACTGCAGTTTTAAATGGGAAAATTGGAGGAAAAAATATTAATTTTTCATTTTCAGCAGGAGACGATAATGGATTTTATTTAGGCTCGCCATCATTATTAAAAATAGATGGTGAAGTACTTGAACTAATTAACAGATTAAAGGCATTTGAGCCAAAATTTGTAAATACAATAAATGATTTATTAGTGAACAGGAGAGATATGTAATGGCAATTGATTCATCTGATAGAAGAGAAATGGAAGCGATTGCTAGAAGAGAAATGAAAAGTTTTCTCGATAGCACCCAAGCTCATAATGTAATAATAAAGGCCATTCAAAATGAATTAGGTACAAAGAAGATTGACGATAAAATCGTCGACCTAGCCACAAAGGTTGTTGTTGAATTATTCAAAACATTGTGGCAAAGGAAATCTTTTTGGGAATCATCACTTAAAAATGTAAAATAATGACAAATAAATTAAAAGGCGGATTATCGGATAATATGTCACTCGAAGACATAGCAAGAAAGCATAATGTTTTTCTTGGCACTATTAAACAGGCAGTGGAAGCTGGCGTTAAAGTTGAAATGGAGCATACAAACGATAAAACTCAAGCTGAAGAAATCGCGAGAGATCATGTAAGTGAAGATCCCGAATATTATAAAAAATTGAAGAAAATGGAAGCAAAAGAACAGACAATGTCTGACGCTTCAGGATCATATGAAGCCCCATTAACTACAACGATATTAAAAAGAGATATTCATAAATTACGTAATTTTAATGAACAAATGGATGCGGGTGTATCAGCGGGGGCAATGTATGATGGACCAATTGGGACAGCAGGAGCGTCAAGTCCAATGGATAAAACAAAAAAACGTAGAAAAGATCCTTTAGAATTAGATGAAAAAAGCGAATCAGCAAGTATAACAGCAGCATCAACTAAGGATATGATATCGACTAAGAAAGGATTTCCAAGATTTGGGGGCCCAAAAGCAAAATTTGTTCAGATAGATGCTAAATGCAAAAAATTTCCATATTGTAATCAGGGTAATAGTGGTAAGAAATTTAAATTTATTAGTGAGATTGACGGAATGAAAAAAGCGATGGAAGATGCGGCAAAAAAATATGGAATAACAGTTGAAGAAGTGAAGAAAATAATCATAAAGGAAGCTCTTCCAGTGGGTATGTTGGATGACCCAGGCAATCGAAAAGCAATGAAATCATGGACAGATAAAAGTGAGAAGTCAATCTATCACATATCAACAAAACATCCAATTGATATTAAAATAGATGATGAGGTTGAATTAGCTAAATTAAAAATGATTTTCTATAAGTATGATATTAATTTTCATGAGCACATAATTAAAAAATAATTGAATATTTATTGATATGAAGATAAAAGAACTAGACGCAATGATTAATCAAGTATTAGAACAAGAAGCTAAGAAATTGATTATGGAGCAAATATCAGAGACAGATCATATGATTGATGCTGTTAAAAATTTTCAAACATTATCTCCTTTACTTGATAAAATATCAAATATTGAAAATATCGGAAATGGAAAATTTGGAGTTCTTATTAGTATTGATAACATCACACCTGAAGAATTAGTTGATTGTTGCGGAGGATCATCTTTAGAAGAGGCAGAAACAAGTTTAATGCAAGGTCTTCATCATGATTTAGAGGATAATCAAATTGGAAACGCTATGGATGTAGATATTGATACTCAAGGTGACGAAAATTCATTAGAATTAAAAATAAAAATAACAGCAATTAAAAATACTTCACAGGGAGATACTGAAATGAATGAAAAAAAAGAAGTGATATTAGGTGATAAAGAAATTTGTCAAAAATGTAATAAAGAGGTTTGTGAATGTAATAATGAAGTAAAAGAAATTGAAGTTGATGAAGAAGCAAAAAAATGGATTCAGAAAGCATTTAATAAAATAGAAAAAAAGGGCACCGAAGGTAAATGCACTGGTAAAAAATACGGAAGTTCAACATGTCCTCCAGGCTCAAAAGCGTATAATATGGCTAAAACATTAAGAAAAATAAACGAAACAACTATGAAAAAAACAATAACTCTTACCACAGCAGGAATGGCTGGCTTATTAAAGAAAATAATAAATGAAGTCACCGCTCCAAAGATGGATGCCACAACTGCGAAAGCAATTAAAGATAGCGGCGATCAAAATAACGATGCATTAAAAGCTGTTGAGAAAAAAATAAAAGATTATCTAACATTTAAAGGTAACGATAATCCAGAATTTCCACATCAAATTGGCGGAGAAAAAGTCGCAAGACAGAATTCAAAAGAAGAAGATGAGGTTGTTGACGATAATAGAGGCGGCACCCCATCAGATTTGGTATATGACCACGAACCATCTGAAGATTTTAAGAAAAGAGCCGAAATGGCATTGGTCGGAGATTCAAAAATGGGCAATCCATCAGATGCAGTAAACGCAATAAAAACCGATGTTGGTAATAAAATGGTTAAACGCGGTAAAAGAGCTCAAGAACTTAGAAGAAAAGAGCCAATTTATAAGAAATCAGCAGTTCCAGTAGATGAAAAGTCAGGAAATGAGCCAGAAAGAGGATTAAAGAACCCAGTTGTTGGTAAAGAAATTGAAAGAATGAAACAAATGTCTTCATATAATAAGAAAACGCAATAACTCTTTTTTTTAAGTCTTTTTATCCGTATATTTAATAATATGGAGAAAGATAATGAAGCACGTTTAACATTCGAAACCTACAAAGAACAAATTGATACATGGTATCGAGCTCATAATATTATTCGGGAAAAATCTGAATTATATTATGATTTTTTATCTTCATTACTTGATCTGATTGATGAAACATATTTGGGGTCTGATGTTTTAGTGTCTGATGATGATATTATAAATCATTTTAATTGGTGCTTTAATAAAATAACAAATAATTTTGAGCAAGAAAGAATTCATTTTATCGTCAAAAGCAATCATTATGAATATTTATGGTCTTTATTATATAAAGGTTATTATAAATCATTTAATGAACAAAAATATAGAATATTATCAGAATATTTTAAAGAATTATTTATATTTAATAAATTAAAAAAACCCCTTGAACTAGAATCATTTATAGAAATATATAAAATATTTGATCAAAACTTGAAAAAGATAAATTAATTCGTTATATTAGATTAAAATTATAAATTATGGAAACATTAGCAAAAATAAAAGAATTGGTTGAATTAATGACAGCCGACACCTCTAAGGTGTATACTAAAGGAAATCGTAGTGCTGCTATTAGAGCACGAAAATATGCCCAAGAAATAAAAACACTAGTCGGAACCTTTCGTAAGGAAGTTCTAGAAGAAGTAAAAAAACATGAAGGAGAAAATTGAATTATTTGTTTTTGTCTTATCTGTAATATACTGCATTAAATTTATAATTGAATTTGCAATTATATTGGGACAAGATGATCCCGCGCCATTGAAAATTAGCGTAATAGAAAAAGTGTTTTTATATTTGGCATCGTCATTTGTAATAACGGGGATCGTATCAATGATATTTTTAAAATGAGAACCGCAGTGTTTGACACAATAAGTGCACTAAGGCCATTTTTTTTCTCACTTAGGGAGATTAAAGAAAATATTAGTCTTGATATTAAAATTCCGTCACGCTGGAAGTATGATTTTATAATAGATGAAACTCAAATTCAAATTAAAGTTCAAGACGAAAATGATCGAAATAAATTAGTTTCGATAATTGGATTAGCCACGAAAGAAGGATATGATGGAGTTTTTATCATTGCTAAAAAAATTATTAAGAATAATCAAGAGGAAGAAGAAAAAATTAAATTATTTAATGATAAAGTTGAAGAGTTAAAGGCGTTATTTTTAAACTCATCATTAGATAAATTAAAAGATATATCATTTAAACCAAGCAAGAATGTCTTACGAGATACAGAGAGCGCTAGAAAAATTGAACTCGGAGATGCAGAAGGATCAGATGCAAACGGATCTAATTAAACAAAAACAGATTGAGGAAATTAAATCCTTAGATAAATCAAAAATGTTTATCCCGCCGCCTAAAAAGAAAATGTCCCTTTTAAAAAAAATATTAATTGCATTTGGATATGGAGAAAAGGGGCGAAATATTTAATCAATTAGCTATAATAGCGGATTTACTTGAGAATATAAATTTAGAGTCCGAATCTAAGAGTGTTGTTCTTATACTTAGTAATGATGATTTTGAAAAATTATTTAAGAAGATTATCAAAAAAGCAAAAACGCAATCAGATATGAATGAAACCACATTCTCACTAAAGATAGGAGATATAGATTTTATTTTTAATAAGAGTAATGTCTAAATAATTCAGTTCTTTTATATCCCTTAGATTCTAATAATGTATAGAGGTTACTTCTTTGATATGTTGTAATATCTTTAACAAAGATAAAATTTCCTTTTCCTCTTTTATTTATATCTTCGCGCACAATTTCAAATAGTCGATCAGTATCAGCAATATTTTTATTCCCAAATAATCTGATGTCATTTTCAACCTGTAAGAAAAGTTTATTATTTAATGTAAATATTTGAGCGATATCTTCTACTTTAAGAATAATTTCCATCATTTCATGATATCTAATTCTTTTTTTTGAATCAAAATCATATATTTTTTCTTCATTCCAATATGGAATTATTTCTTTAATTCTAAATTTATCATTTATGGCTGGAGTTTCTATGGATATTAATTCGGCTTTTATATTTCTTCCCAATTCATCTTTAATATATGTGGGTTTCGACCATTTATTATTCGGAAATATTAATCCCAGTTCAAAAACAAGTTCTCGTTTTCTTTTCCCTCCTTGTAATTTAACAAATGGCGGTCTCTGTTGAGTTTTAAATTCATGCCAATAATTATAAACGGTATTTTTCTTCTGGCATTTATATAAAATTCTTAATTTTTTCTTGTTACAAAAAAGAATAATAAAATATTTTCCACCTATCATTTAAATATATGTATTATATTTATTACAAATGTATAAAGTCCATATATACCCAAGAGAAACCAAATGAGTATCACCCAAGTAATTCCTTTATCTAATAAATTAAATTCTTTCTTGGATTCTTGTTGAGTAAGCGTTTTCTTTTTACAATTTTTACATGCCATATGTGTAATATACGATATTAATTTTGTTTTCTCAAGAATTTTCCATATATTTGAATAAATAATAAAATTATGAAAAAGTTACAGAATTTATCAGATGTAAACACAAACACGCAAGAAGGACGATACTTGATGGCAGCATTAGCCAAACTTACCGGAGAAAGTCAAACAGATAAAACACCCGATGAAGTAATGGAACAATGTTATCTATTGCAGGAAAAAATCTTTGAGGACGCGATGGATATTCCTAATTTTGAAATACAGGAAAAAACATTCACAAAAGAACTTGAGATATTAATCAATAAAAAATCTCTTGAAAATGGTAGCGATACTCCCGATTTTATTCTGGCAAAATATTTATCATCTTGTCTGATAAACTTTAATAACATATTAAAGGAAAGAGAAGAATGGTACGGAAGAAAATTAGTACATAAACCATTAACTAATTGATTATCAAGTGATTTCATACATAGGCGGTAAGGCACGTATCGGTAAATGGATTGTTCCGTTTATACCGAAAAATATTGAAACATTCGCGGAACCCTTTTCCGGAATGATGTGGGTATTCTTTAATATGGACATAGAAAAGTACCCAGACTTAAAGACAGTCGTTTATAATGACTTTAATAAGTTAAATGCGAACCTTTTTAGATGTTCTAAACAATATGACCGATTATGGGATGAATTAGCTAAATATCCATGTCAGCAATTGGGCGTTGTAGATACACCTCCTGAATATGCGCCATTATTTAGGAAATGTCAGAAAGAAGTGTTTGATCCGAATTTGATAATTCCCAATGAGGCTGATTTTGAAATTGCAGGTAAATATGTTTATGCTTTAACTCAGGTATTTTCGGGGTCTAAACCATCGTCATCGCCTTATATGGATTATAAAGGAAAATATCGTTGTAAGGTTTTAATTTTTATGGATAAATTGAAAAATCCAAAATTTAGAGAACACCTCGATAAAATAACATTTATCGAACACAAAGATTTTCAAGAAGTTATTGAAAAATACGATACTCCTACCACATATTTCTATGTGGATAGTCCATATTATGGAACAGAAATGTTATATTCTGCTCATGATTTTGTTAAATCCGATCATGAAAGATTAGCAAATTGTCTTAAAAAAATTAAAGGAAAATTTGGGATGTCATATTACGAGTTTCCGCAATTATTAGAATGGTTTCCAAAAGATCAATATCATTGGGAACATCAGGAATTTGCAAAAGCATCTGCGGCGGCAAAAGGTAAGAAGCAAACAAAAGGAACAGAATTACTAATTATGAATTACTAGTCATCTATTTATATTAAAATGGTAAAGCCACGAGAAATGTCACCAGAAGTTTTAATTTATGTTCAAAATTTAAAGCATTATCTTACCACTAATGTAGTAGCACAGAAATATTTTAATATAAAAGGTAATGAAGAAACTTTTTTTAATTATTTGAGCGAGGAATCACAAAAAAATTTTGAAGAACACGGAGAGCCGCAATTATCATTAGATCAATTTGAAGAACTTAGAAAAAAAATACATGGAAGTCATTATGGCGAAGCTGTCGGACTTTTTATTTCTTTAGGCGAATACGGATATATATCATTTAATTAATTTAAAATTATAATTTATGAGAAAAATACCATTGGAATTTTCATTATATGACAATGTTTATGGCGGAAGCCTTCCTGATGATCAATATTATGTAATATTATTTGATGCAATTCCATCAAAGTATTCAACAAGGAATATATATTCAACATCACTTATTGATGAAATGAAAAAGATAGGATTTATCGAAGAATGCCGGCTTATGACATCAAAAAGAAATTTCGACAAGTCAAATGAATCATTATATGTAAATAAGAATTTACACATAATAATGAACGTTCAATGCGATACTTCAAGGAGTCCGGATTTAATAACTACTGAGTTTCTTTATAATATACAATTAGGCGAATTGTTTCAACAAATAGACATAAATATTTTAAAGAATCATCAAAAAACGCTTAAAAAATCAAGTATTCAACTTGTTAAGAGTGACATGGGGCATTTAGATACTGAAGAATACGATTTAACAATTCCTGAATTGGATCTTGAATTAAATTATGGAAAAGATTTTATTAAAATTCACAATACAATAGTAAAACGATTAAACACCAATGGCGATAAGGGTATTATTCTTTTACATGGAGCGCCAGGAAGCGGAAAAACAACGTTTTTGAAATATCTTACCAGAGAAATCAAAGATAAAAATATTTTGTTTATACCGCCTTCAATGGCTGAAATGTTATCAGAGCCATCAATTATTCCATTTTTAATGGATAATAGAAATAGTATATTATTAATTGAAGATGCAGAGAAAGTTATTGCTGATAGAGAAGGAAAAGGATCGCCAGCTGGAGTATCAAATCTTTTAAATTTAACTGATGGTATTTTGGGTGATTGTTTAAACATTCAAGTGATAGCCACTTTTAATATGAAAAGAGAACGAATTGATCCTGCATTATTGCGAAAAGGCCGTCTTTTATGCGAATGGCATTTTAAGGAATTATCTATTGGTGATAGTAATATATTATTAAAAAAAATATTTCCAGGTGAGAATTATACCACCAATAAGCCAATGTTATTATCGGATATATACGGATTTGAAGATGATGACTTTTCGATAAAAAGAGATGAGGTAATTGGATTTAAATGAAAACCGTTGTTATTTTCACATTAAACAGTTGCTCTCATTGTCAAGAATTAAAACAAGAATTAACGAAATTATCAATACCATTTGATGATGTGGAAATAACCTTAAATAGGAAACTATGGGATTACGTTATTTCTCAAACAGGGTATGATCTTCTTCCAACAGTATTTATTAAAGACGGTAATGATGATAGTGGCCTTATTTACACACCTGGACGAGATTTTCAAAGTAATGATGAAATAATAGAAATAATAAAGAATCAATACATAGAAAAAGGGAGTTAAAACTTCCTTTTTTTTGCAAAGAACGATTATAAAACTATTTATCTGAAAGTAACTTCAGATAAATGGCATTACAAAAGATAAATTGGACGCAAATTGATTCCGCCCATGTCCCCTCTGGTTTAACTATAGATTTAGGTTCAATACCCACACCAATTGATGGGACGTATACCGAAACCTTATTTATTGGGGAAGATGGTAATGAAGAAGTACTACATAACTTTTTTTGGTATCTTACTGGTTGTACAGGTAATACCGGAGCATCAGGAGATAGATATAGAACAACATCAACAACACAGCTAACAATATCGGGGGGAACACAAACATTAATAGTTGGAACAGGATTATCATATATTCCAGGGCAGTCATTAATCATCGCAAAAGATGGTTACAATTATATGGAAGGTACTGTTGTCTCGTACACTGGGTCAACAGGAGAAATGATTGGGAATATAACATCATTTAGCGGATCTGGAACATATAATAGTTGGTATGTCAATTTAGGCGGAGCACAAGGAGCGGATGGAACTTCGGGTACAAGCGGAATATCTGGAACTAGCGGTTCTTCTGGAAGCTCAGGAACATCGGGTTCTAGCGGTTCTTCTGGAACAAGAGGAACATCCGGATCTTCAGGCTCATCAGGAACATCGGGTTCTCGTGGTACATCCGGATCTTCAGGTTCGTCTGGAACAAGTGGTACATCTGGTTCATCTGGAACAAGAGGAACATCAGGAACTTCAGGTTCTAGCGGATCATCTGGAACAAAAGGCACGTCTGGAACTTCGGGTTCTAGCGGGTCATCTGGGTCAAAAGGAACTTCAGGATCAAGTGGTTCGTCTGGAACAAGTGGATTATCCGGAACTTCAGGATCAAGTGGTTCTTCTGGAACAAGTGGATTATCCGGAACTTCAGGATCAAGTGGTTCGTCTGGAATTTCAGGATCAAATGGAACATCTGGAACTTCAGGATCGAGCGGGTCTTCAGGGTCATCTGGTACATCTGGAATAGATGGTTCTTCTGGAACATCTGGTACAAGTGGTTCGTCTGGCAGTTCTGGAACATCTGGAACATCTGGAACATCTGGAAGTTCTGGAACATCTGGAATATCAGGTACAAGCGGGTCATCGGGTAGTTCTGGAACATCTGGTACAAGCGGTTCGTCGGGTAGTTCTGGAACATCTGGTACAAGCGGGTCATCGGGATCAAGCGGTACATCAGGATCAAGCGGCACATCAGGTACAAGTGGGTCATCTGGCACAGCGGGCTCAAGTGGATCATCAGGTACGTCGGGGCAAGATGGGACAAATTTTGGTACAAGCGGAACATCTGGAACATCTGGAACATCTGGTACAAGTGGTACATCTGGAACGTCAGGTGAACAGGGAATTATTGGGCCCCCAGGATTAGCTGGAACAAGTGGAACATCAGGAATAGATGGTTCTTCAGGAACATCAGGAATAGATGGTTCTTCTGGAACATCTGGCAGTTCTGGATCATCAGGTACATCTGGAACATCTGGCACAACGGGCACATCAGGTACAAGCGGTTCATCTGGCACAGCGGGTTCAAGTGGATCATCGGGTACATCAGGGCAAGATGGTACAAACTTTGGCACGAGCGGCACAAGTGGCACATCTGGAATAGATGGATCATCAGGATCAAGTGGAACATCAGGATCATCAGGATCAAGTGGAACATCAGGTGAGCAAGGAGTTATTGGCCCTCCAGGATTATCTGGATCACATGGAACATCGGGTTCAAGTGGTTCTTCAGGAACATCTGGAATAGACGGATCATCTGGCACATCTGGAATAGATGGATCACACGGGACATCTGGTACATCTGGAATAGATGGGTCTAGCGGCACATCAGGATCTTCAGGATCATCGGGTGTTGGTACATCTGGTACATCTGGTACATCTGGTACAAGTGGAACATCTGGAATAGACGGATCATCGGGATCAAGCGGAACATCAGGAGAACAAGGAGTTATTGGACCACCAGGATTATCAGGAACATCGGGTTCAAGTGGTTCTTCAGGAACATCTGGAGTAGATGGATCATCTGGTACATCTGGTACAGATGGAACTAGTGGGTCATCTGGATCATCTGGATCATCAGGTGTTGGAACATCTGGAACATCTGGAACATCTGGAATAGATGGTTCATCTGGCACATCTGGAATAGACGGGTCGTCTGGAACATCTGGTATAGATGGATCATCTGGAACATCTGGAATAGACGGATCATCTGGAACAAGCGGAACTTCGGGATTTGGGTCATCTGGCACATCTGGGTCATCAGGTGTTGGTACATCAGGTACAAGCGGAACATCAGGTGAGCCAGGAATTATTGGGCCGCCAGGAGTGCCAGGAACTAGCGGAACATCGGGTTCTTCAGGATCATATGGTACTAGCGGAACATCGGGTTCAAGTGGATCTTCTGGAACATCTGGAATAGACGGATCATCTGGAACATCTGGAATAGAGGGGTCGTCTGGAACATCTGGTATAGATGGATCATCTGGAACATCTGGAATAGACGGATCATCTGGAACATCTGGATCATCTGGATCATCGGGTGTTGGGACATCTGGGACATCTGGAACATCTGGCACATCTGGAACAAGTGGGTCATCTGGATCAAGCGGGACATCAGGTGATCAAGGAATTATTGGTCCACCAGGAGTGTCAGGAACATCTGGAACTTCAGGGTCTTCGGGAACATCTGGTTCTAGTGGATCATCAGGAATATCTGGATCTAGTGGAACTTCTGGCACTGACGGAACATCTGGTTCTAGTGGTTCTTCGGGAACATCAGGGTCATCAGGGTCATCTGGAGTAGGTACGTCAGGAACAAGTGGAACATCAGGTGAGCAGGGAGTTATCGGTCCTCCAGGATTATCTGGATCGCATGGAACATCTGGCTCAAGTGGTTCTTCAGGCACATCTGGAACAAGCGGAACATCTGGAACTTCAGGTTCTAGTGGATCATCAGGAATTGATGGATCTTCGGGCTCATCTGGAACATCAGGTACAAGTGGGTCTTCAGGTTCAGCTGGAACTAGTGGATCGTCTGGATCGTCAGGTGTTGGAACGTCTGGAACGTCTGGAACGTCTGGAACGTCTGGAACGTCTGGAATAGATGGATCTTCAGGAACAAGTGGGTCTTCAGGTTCATCTGGAACATCGGGTACAAGTGGGTCTTCAGGCTCATATGGAACAAGCGGAACTTCAGGATCAAGTGGATCGTCTGGCACAAATGGAACATCGGGTTCTAGTGGATCATCTGGAACATCAGGTTCTAGCGGATCATCAGGTATAAATGGTTCATCAGGCTCATCGGGAAGTTCTGGCTCAAGTGGGTCTTCAGGATCAAGCGGCTCAAGTGGATCATCAGGATCAAGTGGATCTTCAGGATCAAGTGGATCTTCAGGATCAAGCGGATCTTCAGGAACCAGTGGATTATCAGGAACATTTGGTACTTCAGGTACTAGTGGTTCATCTGGGTCATATGGAACGAGCGGGACATCTGGAACTTCAGGAACATCAGGAATTTCGGGGTCTTCAGGAACTTCAGGATCAAAGGGAACTTCAGGAACAAGCGGAACGTCTGGTACAAGCGGATTACATGGATTATCTGGATCACATGGAACATCTGGTTCAAGTGGTTCTTCAGGAACATCAGGAACATCAGGAATTGATGGATCAAGTGGGACATCTGGTCCAGGTGGTTCTTCAGGAACATCTGGAATAGATGGATCATATGGAACATCAGGGACATCAGGAGCGTCAGGTTCATCTGGAGAGTCTGGATCGCATGGAACATCAGGAACATCAGGAGCATCAGGTTCATCTGGAGAATCTGGATCGCATGGAACATCTGGAACATCTGGAACAAGTGGTATTTCAGGAGATAAGTATCAAACAACGTCATCTACATGTTTAACTATATCTGGTATAACACAAACACTCACGGTTTTAAGTGGATTATCATATAGCGCTGGACAATCATTAATTATTGGATTTGACGGGTCAAATTATATGACTGGTACGGTTACATCATATAATCCATCAACAGGAGCAATGGTTGGAAATATTTTATCTACTGTTGGTTCTGGATTTTATTGCGATTGGGATGTAAACTTAGGAGGGGCTCAAGGCGCTGATGGATCGCATGGAACATCTGGAACTTCTGGTACAAGCGGATCATCAGGTTCTTCTGGTACAAGCGGATCATCAGGCTCTTCTGGCACAAGTGGATCATCAGGTAGTTCCGGAACATCTGGCACAAGTGGTACATCTGGAATAGACGGATCATCTGGTACATCAGGATCTAGTGGTTCTTCAGGTTCAAGTGGCGCTGGGGTATCGGGTACAACTGATAATGATTTTTATTATGATATTGATACAGATACATTATATGTACCAAATATAACTTTAAATGGTTCGATTATAATTGCAACTAATCTTCCTGTTGGAGATGATAATGGAACTAAAATAGGTTTAAGTGGTGATACATTTTATGTTGTGACAGGAATTACAACAGGATCATCAGGAACTTCAGGTACATCTGGAGCGTCAGGTTCATCAGGAGAATCTGGATCACATGGAACTTCAGGAACTTCAGGAGCATCAGGTTCATCAGGGGAATCTGGGTCGCATGGCACATCTGGAACATCTGGTTCAAGCGGAAGTTCTGGATCAACAGGTACAAGTGGTTCTAGTGGATCTTCAGGAACGAGTGGTACATCAGGTATATCGGGCACAAGTGGCTCTTCTGGCTCTTCAGGCACAAGTGGAACATCCGGATCAAGTGGAAGTTCAGGAACAAGTGGAACTAGTGGTTCATCAGGTAGTTCTGGAACATCTGGCACTTCTGGAACCAGCGGAGCATCAGGAACAAGTGGTTCTTCTGGATCATCTGGTACTAGTGGATCATCAGGTAGCTCAGGTACAAGCGGATCTTCTGGATCATCAGGCACATCTGGCACTAGCGGATCATCAGGAAGTTCAGGAACAAGTGGTACATCGGGAACAAGTGGTTCTTCTGGAACATCAGGATCGAGCGGGTCATCTGGAACTTCAGGCACAAGTGGTTCATCTGGTTCTTATGGTACAAGCGGAACATCTGGTACAAGTGGATCATCAGGATCTTCTGGAACATCTGGAAGTTCGGGATCATCTGGAACATCTGGTACAAGTGGATCATCAGGTTCTTCTGGCACAAGCGGAGGTTCAGGATCATCTGGGACAAGTGGAACATCTGGAACCAGTGGTTCATCTGGTAGTTCTGGGACAAGTGGAACATCAGGTTCGTCTGGCAGTTCTGGAACATCTGGTTCATCTGGTAGTTCAGGAACATCAGGTACAAGTGGTTCATCTGGTAGTTCTGGAACAAGCGGTAGTTCAGGATCTTCTGGCACAAGTGGAACATCTGGTACTAGTGGTTCATCGGGTTCATCTGGAACTAGTGGAACTTCTGGAACATCAGGTATATCGGGCACAAGTGGTTCTTCTGGCTCTTCAGGTACAAGCGGGACATCAGGATCAAGTGGAAGTTCAGGTACAAGCGGGACATCAGGATCAAGTGGAAGTTCAGGCACAAGTGGGACATCAGGATCAAGTGGAAGTTCAGGCACAAGTGGGACATCAGGAATATCTGGAACAAGCGGTAGTTCAGGATCTTCTGGCACTTCTGGTACGAGCGGATCTTCTGGTTCATCTGGAACAAGCGGTAGTTCAGGATCTTCTGGTACTTCAGGCACAAGTGGTGGTTCAGGTTCATCTGGAACAAGTGGAACATCTGGAACTAGTGGTTCATCAGGTTCATCAGGAACATCAGGCACAAGCGGTTCATCTGGAAGCTCAGGCACAAGCGGAACATCTGGATCAAGTGGATCTTCAGGAACATCAGGTACAAGCGGTAGTTCAGGTTCGTCTGGTACTTCAGGCACAAGTGGTTCATCAGGTTCATCTGGAACATCGGGTTCGTCTGGTAGTTCTGGAACAAGCGGTAGTTCAGGATCTTCTGGTACAAGTGGCGGTTCGGGTTCATCTGGAACATCAGGTACAAGCGGATCATCTGGAACATCTGGTACGAGTGGCACATCTGGAACATCTGGTACGAGTGGCACATCTGGAAGTTCGGGATCATCTGGAACATCTGGCACAAGTGGATCTAGCGGGTCTTCTGGAACAAGTGGATCTTCTGGTACATCTGGAACAAGTGGTTCATCAGGATCAAGTGGCACATCTGGAAGTTCAGGATCATCAGGCACATCTGGAAATTCTGGATCATCTGGCACAAGTGGATCTTCTGGTAGTTCTGGAACATCTGGAACAAGTGGGTCTTCTGGGTCATCTGGAACAAGTGGATCGTCTGGAAGCTCAGGAACATCTGGCACAAGTGGATCTTCTGGAAGTTCAGGGTCATCTGGCATAAGTGGATCTTCTGGAACTAGTGGGTCAAGTGGATCTTCAGGAACTAGTGGAAATTCTGGATCATCAGGAACATCTGGCACTAGTGGATCGTCTGGTACTTCAGGAACATCTGGTACTTCTGGTACAAGCGGATCTAGCGGGTCTTCCGGTACAAGCGGTAGTTCAGGAACATCTGGAACAAGCGGCACATCTGGATCTAGTGGTTCATCAGGAACAAGCGGATCGTCTGGTAGTTCTGGAACATCTGGCACTTCAGGGACATCTGGTATTTCTGGTACAAGCGGATCTAGCGGGTCTTCTGGCACAAGCGGTAGTTCAGGATCATCTGGTACTTCAGGAGTGAGTGGAACATCAGGTTCATCGGGTAGTTCAGGCACAAGTGGGTCAAGTGGTTCATCTGGAACAAGCGGATCATCTGGTAGTTCTGGAACATCTGGAACAAGCGGTACATCTGGATCTAGTGGTTCATCTGGAACAAGCGGATCATCTGGTAGTTCTGGAACATCTGGAACAAGCGGCACATCTGGATCTAGTGGTTCATCAGGAACAAGCGGATCATCAGGTAGTTCCGGAACATCTGGCACAAGTGGTACATCTGGAATAGACGGATCATCTGGTACATCAGGATCTAGTGGTTCTTCAGGTTCAAGTGGTGCGGGTGTATCAGGTATAACCGATAGTGATTTTTATTATGACATCGATACAAATACATTATATACTCCTAATATAACATTAAATGGTTCAACTATAATTGCAACTAATCTTCCTGTTGGATCCGATAATGGGACTAAAATAAGTTTAAGTGGTGATACATTTTATGTTGTAACAGGAATTACGACTGGTACATCTGGAACATCTGGAACTTCAGGAGCATCGGGTTCATCTGGAGAATCTGGATCACATGGAACATCTGGAACTTCAGGTACAAGTGGATCAAGCGGCTCGAGTGGTTATAGTGGTACAACATATTCTGGATTTTATTATTTTAATGGATGTTTATACGCTGATTGTGTAATTATAAATGGATCATATAAAATAAATTCAGTAATATTAACAGGTCTTACTAGTACAGGATCAACAATTACATTAATATCAAAAACATATTGTAGCGGGGCGTTTTTTGATTATTATGTACAAGATGGGTCTAATATGAGAATAGGTACAGTAATGAGTGTTTGGGATGGTACAAATATATCATATACTGATTATTCAACTACGGATATTGGAGATTCATCGCCAGTCTCATTCACTGCTAGTATAGATGGATCTAATGTAAAATTAGAAGCAGAGATATCATCTGGAACTTGGACAATAAAACTCGGTATTAGATTAATATAAAATGGCAAATTACGGAGTAGTTATTGATCAAAATGCACCACATCTAGTGGAATTAAAACCTCGAACAGTAGAAGGTGGATATGGATTATTATATAACTGGTATGTAGTAAAAGTGACTCCAGTTTCTATTGCGCCCGCAGGATGGCATGTGCCAACAATAACAGAACTGCAAACATTATCAACATTTCTGGGTGGAGATGCAATTTCAGGAGGAAAATTAAAAGAAACGGGTTTGGATCACTGGGATACACCAAATACAGGAGCAGATAATTCCTCAGGATTTACAGCTCTCGGTGCAGGAGCTAGAGATGTTGATGGTACATTTTGCTGCATTAAAGAGATATTTGGAGTATGGGCATCAACGGAAACAGGAGGTGATGGTGATTGTTTAGCATTACAAAAATATGATGATGCTACTATAATTACGACAGTTGCCAAAAAAACTGGTATCTCTATTCGTTTAATTAAAAATAATTCTATCGATCCCGGTACAGTAACAGATATTGATGGTAATGTTTATCCTACTGTCAAAATTGGTACTCAGGTATGGATGGCATTAAATTTGAAAGTTACAAAATATAATGATGGGACTTCGATTCCGGAAATTACTGATAATGCTGCATGGTCAGGAGATACCGCAGGTGCACTATGTGCATATGATAATAACTGGGATTATGTGTGGAATCGTTATCTAATTTATTTATTACCTAACGCTCCCGTGATTGAAAATCAATCATTTCAGATATACGAAGAACAATCATCTGGAACAACAGTTGGTCATGTTATTTCTACCGATCCAAATAATATTACATACTCAATAACTGCAGGAAATACTGGAAATGCATTTATAATTAATGCATCAACTGGATATTTAACAACAAATACAGTATTAGATTTTGAAACCCTTAGTGGATATTCATTAACAATAGAGGTTGTAAATAATTCATTTCCATCTTTATCAGATACAGCTATTGTTAGTGTTGAAGTATTAAAATTATATCATGTATGCGTCGATAATGGATTACATTTCAATGGTTATTCCGAAGATTTAATTGGATTATTAACTGTTGGCGTTGTTCATGCAACAACTGGAACCCTTACAGATTATGTAATAGAATGGCATTTAAACACTATAAGTGGATCAACTGTATTTATTACTGGCAATAGCGGAAATACGGATCCTTCTATCCAGTCGTTCCACCCAATAAATTCCGAATTAGTTCAAGCGGGTGAATTATATCCTGTTGTGCGTTATGCTAATGTTAATGGAATATTATATAGTGCTTATTCTAATCTTGGTTATTTATATTCGCCTGATTTATTGACTTGTTTACCATCAATTACTGTTGTTTCAATGACTTGTTCAAATGGATCCGCAGGTTTATTTGGACATACTGTTCAATATATAAATACTACGCAACCAAGTCAACTCGCCAATAGATCATTGACATATGGATTAAATCTTGATAGTTCTTCGAAACAAATAAGTTACCAATTTTATGGATTTGCTATAGCTGACAGAATAACTACGTCATATTGTACAACTGGCGGTACGAAAACAGTAATAGATGACTGGGTTGTAGGATTGGATTGCACTGGAAATACGTTTAATTCTTTACCTAAATTATACACCAATCAATGGATAAAGAGATCTTTAAGTCTGACTGGATTTACATATCAAAGCGGTGATTATTTATTATTCGATACGTTCCCGTCATATAACGCTCCTGGAAATACTGATACTAACTGGCGATTAAGTATAAAATGTTTTAGTGGTGATAATTTAATTGATTTTGGATTCCAACCAAATACTGTTAATGATATTGATACTGGAGCAACAATGAATTTAGTATGGAATACAGGTAATTGTTCTTATGATTTAACAGTTATAACAGGTGTACCAAGAGTTCCATTATCATATAATAGTGATATGTACCATTATACAGAAGCTGGGGCCGGTGGTTCTTACGAGTGGACGACTGGCCAAACTATTTCTGTTCTTCAATATACAGGAAGTTCATTAACTTGGGTGCCATATACTGCATATGGTAGTCCTTATTTACTTAATGGTGTATTAAATATAAAATTAACTGGTGGTACTCATAATCTTCTTTATACGTTTACAGATGCGATGGATTATAATCATTATAAAACTGGATATACAACAAATATTACAAGTTCTCATTGGACTGATTGGACATCAGATGTAAATAGTTTAAATCATTATAAATTTATAAATGATGTATTTAAAGTTTCAATGACAAGTGGTGACACTTTTTATACCTATGGATTATATGTTGATAGCCAATCAGTATTCACATTTGATGATGTAAATAAAACAATTTCAATTGCACTTGTTCCTCAAACTGGTGTATATACTGGAGTTGCTTGTGATAAATCATCTGATAATTTTAATTGGATTATAACTTATACGAATAATTTATACTCTGGAACAACTTGGGATTTAAATACAATTTGGGGTACTCAAAATCCATTCCCATTTATGTATCTTACTTATTGGCCATATGTTTATACGGAAGCAACTATGCAAACATATATGTTTCTTTATAATAACTTATTGGATACAAGCACGCCATTAAGTCCTGAATGGTTCTTATCTTCTGGAGTTTGGTATTTCTGGAAAGTTTGCCTCAATTTAAAGATTGATAATGTGGTAGATCCATTAAATAATTATAGTGTATATAGTGGATTAAATTCAGATGGTAGTGTAAGTAGTCCAGTTGTTTGGACATTAATTAAAAGAGTACCGTAATAGTATTAACTTATTCTGTAATTTGTAAAATCATAATTGATAATTAATTCATTTACTATATTTATATATTAGTTATGTTATTATATGAGTAATGAATTTGTAGCCCGTAATGGTGTAATCATTAAATCAATTGCAACTGGTACAACCGAAACTAAGATTTTAGTAGTGGATGATACTGGACTTATGAAATTAAGAACATCAATTTCTTTAGGCGGAACATCTGGAACAAGCGGAACATCTGGAACTTCAGGTTCAAGTGGTTCATCTGGAACAAGCGGATCGTCTGGTTCATCTGGTACATCTGGCGGTTCTGGTTCTTCAGGTACAAGCGGAACTTCAGGTTCGAGTGGTTCATCTGGCACAAGCGGATCATCTGGTTCATCTGGCACAAGCGGATCATCTGGTTCATCTGGAACAAGCGGAAGTTCAGGTTCTAGTGGTTCATCTGGAACAAGAGGAACATCTGGTAGTTCTGGATCTTCTGGAACTTCTGGAACTAGTGGGACATCTGGTAGTTCTGGATCTTCTGGAACTAGTGGGACATCTGGTAATTCTGGATCTTCTGGAACTAGTGGGACGTCTGGTAGTTCTGGATCTTCTGGAACTAGTGGAACATCTGGTAGTTCTGGAACATCACCAACTGGAGGAACTGGAGGTGATTCACTTTGGTATCTTATACCAGAAACTACTACAATAGCTCCTATAGCTAATGAGTCAATTCAAGTTAAAAATATTACTATTGGAGTAGAAAGTGATAACATGATTAAAGGTCTGGATTCGGAGACAGGAGGGAATCTTCAAATTTATGGAGGGGATAGTTTAATTGACATAGATGGTAGTAAAGGAGGAGATGTTTGGATTGTAGGCGGATCTTCCAGTAATACCACTGGAGAAACAGGAGGAGATGTTTGGATTATAGGTGGATTTTCGCCAAATCCTGATCTATATAATAGGTCTAATGTTTTTATAAGTAATGATATAGCGTACCTTCGATTTAAAACTATAGAAAATAATCAGATATGGTTTAGCCCAGGCGGAGAAGGTAGCGGCGCTGGTCAGAATTTTTATCTTGCAGGGGGAAATAGTGAATCAGATCCCGCAGGCGACATAATAATAAAAGGAGGAGATCAAATAGAAGCAACTACTGGCGGCCGCGGCGGAAATGTTATTATTTCTGGTGGAACTACTAGCAATGCTGGTGAACTTTATGGTGGAGACATTTATATTATTGGGGGAACGAGAGCAAATTCCGATATAAATAATAGGTCTAAAGTTTATATTGGTAATGAAAAATGGAGCCTTGAACTTAAAACTATGTATCTACCTGAAGTACTTGGAGATTATGGTGGTGAAACGATATGGCTTAGCCCAAGAGATCAAGATACGGGTAATACGCTTAATGGATATAGTTTTATACTTCAAGGAGGAAATAATAATAATGATCTAATACCCGAAATGCTTGATCCTATGGATGCAGGATCTATATTGGTAGTCGGAGGATCTCAAGGAGCAAGTAGTGGAGGTAAAGGTGGAGATGTTATAATTCAAGGCGGACTCACTACAGCTAGTAGTCCTACTGGAACTTCAGGTGGACATGTTTATATTCAAGGTGGATCTGGTAACACTATTGGAGGACGTGTTTATATTATTGGAGGCACTACTAATGCTGAAGGGGGATCAGGTTTAGGAGGTGATGTTGTATTTCAGCGTGGATATGGCGTAAGTGTTGGAGGAGAATTTTTATTTGAAAATCTACCAGAAGCAACTGAAGGAGATCCTTATGTTGTTTCTTATAATTCATCAAGTGGTAGAATAAGTTATAGAGCAATATCTGGCGTTACTGAATTACTTTGGTATGAATCAGGTGTAAATTTAATATCTCCTGTAACTGCTTCTAATGGTATTGGTGTTGGTGATGTTCGGATCGGTGGCACTGGCGGAGGTAATCAAATTTATGGAATAGAAGGTACTGGCGGTGAACCTGGCGGTAGTTTGATTGTGCATGGAGGAGATGCTTCATCTAGTGGAGCTGGGGGTGGATTCCTTGAGCTTCGTGCTGGAGATACTTTAATTAATGATCAACTTGATGGTGGATATGTTGAGATTCATGGTGGACATAATAATAATGGTACTGCTGGTACTGGGGGACGTGTTTATATTACGGGTGGAGGTGTTAGTAGTAGTAATGGATATGGTGGAGATATAATTATTTCACCTGGAATATGTGATAATAATAGTACCCTTAGTATGGGTGATGTTTTTCTCGGAACTAATCCCAATGATCCCGAAGCCTTTACCATAAAAATAGAGGATTTACCTGATGGACAGGTATTAATAGCATTAGAAGATGATTATACACACGATTTTATAATTCGAGGAGCAAACACTTCTGGTAATACTCTAAATGACAATGGAGGTAACTTATATTTACTTGGAGGCGACGAATATACAACCAATTCTGGCACTGGAGGTAGAGGTGGTGATGTTTATATTACTGGAGGAACAACAAATAGTCATTTTGCAATAGGTGGAAGTATTAATATTTTTGGTGGAGATAGTGAAAATGCTATGGGTGGTGATGTTTTTATAGCTGGGGGGCATGGCACTAGTGGTTATGGAAATGTGTATATTGCAAATCCTGTCGATGAAGGTGGATCATTACCAGTTGATTATGGCACTAATCTTCTTAATGTTTTATATGATGACGAGTCGGGGAAATTATCATATAAACAACCAACCGAACAGGTAGTTACTTTTAATACAGGAACAACAACGATTGATTGGACAGTTTCAGAATATGCATATCTCGAACTAACTGATAATGTTTCTCTAATTCTCTTTACTAATCCAAATAAAATAGGTGAATATTTCTTAAATATTAAACATATTGGTGACTCTTGGGAAGTAAGTGAATGGGATAGTGACATTTGGTGGCCACAAGGTGTATATCCCGTATTGTCAGATACCGAAAATGATATTGATCATTTTAGATTTTATTGGAATGGTAGTATTTATCTTGGCCTACTTATGTCTAAGTTTAGATCTATGTTAACATAATAACCATTTCTTTTTATAATAATTTTTTCGTATATTTACGATATGAAAATATTATTAATTCAAAAATTTTCAATTATAGAGCCTCTTGGTTTAATGGTTATTGGAAAAGCAATGATGGATGAGGGACACGATGTTCATTATTATCTTTATCATGGAAAAAGAATACCTCTTTATAATATTGATTTAAGAGATTTTAATTTGGTGGGATTTAGTACATATACAGGTAATCATATTGAAGTATATGAGGCTTGTAAAGAAGCAAAAAAATATGGTGTAATAACAGTAATTGGAGGCCCACATGCATCTTTTTTCTATAAAGAATGTAAAGAATATGCTGATTATGTATTCAGAGGTGAAAGTGTATTATCTTTTCCAAATATGGATGATAAAAAAATCTATCCATTAGTTAATCCTGATTTGTTAATTCCTGATAGAGAAAATTTTTATTATTATTCGCCGATTCATAGAGATAATCGCATAAAAAATATAATGACATCTTTTGGTTGTCCATTTAGTTGTACATATTGTTATAATTCTCTATACAAAGAACTATATCCTGATGGTAAAGTACGATTAAGAACGGTTGACTCGATTATTAAAGAAGCAAATTCATTAGATGCAGAATTAATATATTTCCAAGATGATTTTTTTGGATATAATAAGAAATGGTTAAAAGAATTTAATGAAAAATGGGGTAAAAGGCCATATCATGCCCAAATGAGAATTGAAACTCTTGATGATGAGAAACTTGATTTATTGATTGATAGTGGGTGCGTTGGTGCCACAATTGCAATTGAAACATATGACGAAGAATATAGAGAAAAGGTATTAAAAAGAAAAATGCGAAATGATGTAATTCTTGTAAATTGTAGAAGATTATTGGACGCAGGAATAAAATTAAGAACAGAACAAATGCTCGGACTTCCAAATACAACATTTGAAGATGAATTAAATTTATTAAAATTAAATTGTCATATTAATCCAACAATTGCGTGGACAAGTATATTTCAACCATATCGTGGTACAGAATTAGGGGAATATTGCGTTAATAATAATTTATACAACGGAAATAATGAAGATGTTGATGATTCATTTTTTAAAAATACTGTACTAAATTACCCTAAAGAACGGAAAGAAGAAATAGTAAAATTACAACAAATATTTGCTTTATGCTCGCATATACCAAATGGATGGGAATATGCCGACCAAATAATAAAACATAATAACGATAATTTAAAAGAACACTTATATTCAATATTGTATAGAACATGAAAATATTAGCGCATTGTTCATTTATAGGCACAACAGGATATGCTAACCACACTAGATCATTTTTTTGTGCATTAAACAAATATCATACTGTTAAAGTACGAAATTTAACTATTGGCAATGGATGGAAAGGAATGAACAACACCCCGCACGACGATGAACCATATATTACAAAGGAAATGAAGGATATGTTAATTCTTCAAACTCTTTTCAATAATGATAAGTCCAGAACGGATTATCCGATGTATGATTATAAGGGTGATTTTAAACCTGATGTACATATCATATTACAAGATATGGATAATTATTATTTTTATGAAAATTATGACGGATACAAAATAGGATTTTGTGTTTATGAATCAACAAGATATCCTGATCATTTTTTTCAGCGTTTATCATATTTTGACGAAATGTATGTTCCAACGCAATGGCAATTTGATTCTCTGGTTGAACAAGGATATCCCATTGAGAAGATTAAAATTGTTACCGAAGGTGTAGATATCGATGTGTTTAAACCTGCAAAAAAAATTATTAAAAAAGATAAATTTAGATTTTTATTATTTGGTAGATGGGATTATAGAAAATCAACAACTGAAATTATTAAAGCGTTTGGAGAAACATTTAAAGGTAATAATAATGTAGAACTTGTTTGTTCTGTTGAAAACCCATATCCAAGTGATGAAACACGATCTACCGCCGATAGAATTAAAAAATATAATGTTGATTATGATAACATAAAATTTCTTGATTTTGTAAGTAGAAAAGAATATGTTGATTATTTGCAGCAAGGAGATGTTTTTGTTTCATGTGCGAGGAGTGAAGGATGGGGATTACCTCTTTGTGAATCAATGAGTTGTGGTACTCCATCAATTTATTCAAATTGGGGAGCACAACTTCAATTTGCCAGAGATAAAGGTATTCCTGTTAAAATTTCACATATTAGACCCGCAAATATTGGTGATAAAGAAGTTGGCGGCGAATATTGTGAGCCAGATTTTGAAGATCTAGTTGTTCAAATGAAAAACGCATATGAGAATTATAATGATTATAAAAAGAAAAGTTTAGAAGAATCAACATTAATACATAATGAATTTAATTGGGATAAAGTTGCAAAAGACGCTTCTAAAATCTTAGAAAAAAAAACCGATCCGTTTATTTTTGTTACAGCGGGAAATTTAGAATATATGCCGACGATTGAAAAATTAGTGGAATCCCTGAATGAATTTTCTAAAAATAAGGTTTTAGTATATGGAGTGGATTGTGATGTTCCATTCGAGTCGCCAAATATGATTAAACGAAGAATAAACCCATCTAAACACTCCAAATATGATAGATGGTACTGGAAGCAGTATGCGTGTATCGAGTCATTAAATGAGAACTATGATCGTTTTATGTGGATCGATGGGGATGTTGTTGTAAATTATAATATCGATACTATTGAGAAATATTTTCCACAAATTGAAAATTATCCATTATCCGATATTCATATACCAGAAGAATTTTCAGGATATTATATAGATGAAAATAATAATAATAAAAACCAATTATTTAATGAAAATCTATGTAAATTATGGAATATAAACATTTCAAAGCCATATATGCATATCTGTATGTTTATTTATAATAAAAATTGTAAATGGTGGTTTAATGAAATAATCAAGGAATACTTGACAGTTGATTTAAAATTATATGAAACATATTTCCTATGGAACGATGAGAGCATTGATAATGGATTAAGGTGGAAATATGGATTTAAAAAACATCTTCCGTTATCTAATTTTGACACATCAGGGTATGATGGCGATGATGGATTTACTAAAGGAGTAATAAATGATTTTTATAAATTTTGGAACGAACCTGGCCCTCAAAATTTTGATAAAGTTTATGGATATAAATTTATTCCCAAGGATAAAGATCAAATAATTTATTTTCATGGGAATAAAGATCGTGAAGTTTCAGATAAAATGATTGAATTTATTAAATTTAAAAGAGATAATAATTTCTATCAATCTGAATATTTCTATACCGATATTTATAACCTTAAAAATCTTGGAGAAATTAAAGATTTTGAAGGCGGCACAATGGATATTGCAAATAAATGTGGATGGGATTATGCGGTTTATCATGAAATATATAATTTAAGGGATTATTACCTCAATCGAGAGAAAAGAATACGCGATGGTGATATTGTTGTTGATTTAGGCGGTAATATCGGTGTATTCACCAGATGGGCGTATAAAGAGGGGGCGAGTAAGGTAATTACATTTGAGCCCGATAAAAGATATTTTGAATTACTTCAATTAAACTCCGATCCTCGCACTGTATTATTTAATGCCGCAATGAGTGATTCAATTGGTACAACCACATTATATGAAAGTGATCATCTTGGAGGATCAAATATTTTAGGGATACTAAATTGTACAAGAAGTTATAGTGTTAGAACATATACATTAGATTATCTATTTGAAACAGAATTAATTAATAAAATAGATTTTTTAAAAGTTGATATTGAAGGCGCCGAACATCAGGTTTTTAAGGGAATATCGGATGAAAATTTAATGAAGATAAAAGCAATAGGAATGGAATATCATAATTGGGGCGGCGTCGATTATACGGAGGAACAAAGAACAGAGTTTATTAAAAGATTGAATAAATTAGGATTTAATTCACATATTTTATTTCTGGGATCAAATAATGTGCTACAAATGTTATATTTTTGGAGATGAGTACACTGGATATAATAGCAAATTCATATGGAACAGATAAATCTTCCTATATGCACAATTATTGTGTTAAATATGAAAAATATTTACCATTTAATAGATATGATAATTTAAAAATATTAGAAATTGGAGTATTCCGAGGAGAATCATTAAGAACATGGAAAGATTATTTTTATCGTTCACAAATTATCGGTATTGACATATTACCCGAATGTAAGAACTACAAAGAAGATAGAATTAATATTGAAATTGGATCACAAATAGATGGTAATTTTTTAACTGAAGTTTCAAAAAAACACGGGCCATTTGATATGATATTAGATGATGGATCACATATGAATTCACATGTAATATACTCATTTGAACATTTATTTCCATCAATTACAACTGGCGGAGTTTATATTATTGAAGATTGTACCACATCATATTGGAGTGATTTTGAAGGAGGATATTTGAAAGAAGGAACATCAATGGAATATTTTAAAAAATTAACCGATGATATAAATTTTAGAGGATTACAATATGATGTAAACGGAAAGTTTCATCGGTACAGAAAAGAATTGGATCTTATTCCACTTTCACAAGAGCAACAACCATCCTGTAGAGTAGACATAGAATCAATAATTTTTTTAAACGGAATAATCATAATAACAAAACGATAATGTCACAATTCAACGAAGATATTTTTGTAATCGATTCTTGGCCAAATAATGAGTCAAGAGAAAATGAGTTAATCACCTTAATAGAGAGATTAAGAATATATGATATACCTATTTTATTAGCTGGCCACTACCCAATTAAACCTGAAATACAGAAAATGGTAGATTATTGCCTTTATGATAGAAACAATCCATTGTTAATTACTGATGAATTTGCGGATTTTGGCGTTAATAGTGTCAGGTGGTCAGATACGAAGGATTTTCGTATTGAAAATCTTCGTGAATATCATCATGATTATGCGGTATGGCAAACAATGAAAAATGCTTTTAATTTTTCTAAATATCTTGGTAAAAAATATATTCATTTTATAGACGATGATAATTTACCGCATCCTATACAGTATCGCCAGACATTTTTAGAAAGAATTAGAGATTTCGATGTGGTTATTACTGAGTACGATGAAGGTTCGTCATTAATAACAAATGAAAAACCTTATTGTACAACATATATCTTTTCAATTAGAACAGATATCGCGGTGAAGGTATTTGACACAATAAAAACTAAAGATGAATTCTTTCGTAATAAGCCAGATAGATGGCAATTAGAGAAAAATTTTTTAAATTCGGCTCGAAAAATTACTAATAGTATCTATGTTTGTAAATACATTCCCAATAATAATGAATTAAACAGACACGCAGTATGGGAAAGGCCAGGAATGGACAGAAATAGAATGGATATTCAACTTTACTTAGCAGTTAACGATATTGATGATTTATATTTACATACTATTTCAGGCGGCGATTACTTAATAGAAGTGTCCTATGGAAATTATAAAAAATTTCATAATGTAACGAAGAATAGTATGCTTGTTTATGAGTTAGGTAAATATCAGCAAGGGAATACAATATTTGTATATTATCAGGGCACGGAAATATATAATAATCATTTAGATTATGATATTAATAAATTTCGAGGATTAAATAAAATAATAAGAAAAACGGAAACGCCAAAAGAAATGAATAACACACCCCCAGAAATAAAAATAAATTTTCTTGACGGAGCATTTGTCGAAATTAAAGAACAGATGAACAGAATATATCGTGTTCAGTTTATTAATAAAAGAAATAATCAAATTGATTTCGAATTAGATTTAAAAAGTAATCATTGGGCCAGATGTAGTAAAAAATATTATATCAATTGGTTGATAAGAATACAAGGTATCGATAATGATTTTTATTCTGAGTATGAAATAAATTTAACAAATAAAAGAGTACTAATTAGTTTTGAATCCAAGTCAATAGGTGATACATTAGCATGGATTCCATATGTTGAAAAATTTAGAGTTGATCATAAATGTATTGTTATTTGTTCAACATTTCATAATAATTTATTTAAAAATCAATATCCTGAAATTGAATTTGTCGAACCAGGAACAACTGTGCATAATGTATATGGACTCTATAGATTAGGAGTCTTTAAAAAAACTGGGTATAAACCAGATCCAAACTCACCTAATGAAGTTGATTATGAAAAACATTTAACTGATCCAAAGAAAGAACCATTAACTAAAGTGGCATCAGATATATTGGGTTTAGATTATGTGGAAATCAAACCTAAATTACCTGTATTTACACAAGGAAAGAAAAAAATAGTTTCTATAGGCACCATCTCGACGGCGCAATGCAAATTCTGGAATAATCCCAATGGATGGCAAGAAGTTGTTAATTTTCTTATTGTAAATGGATATGAAGTTAAATTACTTTCTAGCGAGCCAGATGGATATATGGGCAATACGAATCCTAAAAATGTAACAAAAATACAAAATAAAAAACTTGAAGAAATTTTAAAAATAATCCAAGAATCTGAATTGTTTATTGGTATTAGTAGCGGATTATCATGGTTGGCTTGGGGAACGGGAACTTCCACAATAATTATTTCAGGATTTACTGATGATTATGTTGAACCACAAGAAGGTATAATAAGGATAATAAATAAAGAAGTTTGTCATGGATGCTGGGGAAAATATAATTTTGATCCCAGCGATTGGCGATGGTGTCCAGTTCATAAAGGAACTGATAGGGAATTTGAATGTACTAAAGAAATTTCATCTAAATCTGTAATTTATGAGATAAAATTAATTCTAAAGTTATGATTTTTATAAAATTCTATATATTTATATATAAAAATATAATATGAAAGTTAAATCAATTTTAATATCAGAAAAAACACATGAAACATTAAAAAAATTTTGTAAGGAAAATTCGTTAATTTTAGGTAATTGGGTTGATAAGGTTATTTCAGAAGTAATAAAAGAAAAAGATGAAAAGAAAGATAGAAAATGAACGAATATATAAGATTATGTCCTTCTTGCGGAAAGGAAATAAAATATAAAAATAAAAGTCATTGTATTAGAGCAGATATAAAAAATTCAATATGTCAGGAATGTCAACAAAAAAAATATCAATCAATTGAAAAATTTATAAGGAATTGTCCTATTTGTGATAAAGAAATAAAATATAAGGATAACATATCTTATGAACGAAGTATTAAAAAAGATCGGCCATGTTTATCTTGTTATTCTAAAATAGGAGAATATGAAAATAAAACAAATATAAGAAATTGTCCCATATGTAATAAAAAAATAATCTATTCTAACAAATATAAATGTAATTACGCTAATTTAAAAAAATCGGAATGTCGTTCTTGTTCAAAATCAGGAGAAAAAGCTCCACTATATGGAAGAATAGGTGAAAAACACCATAACTTTGGTATAAAATTGACGGATGAACAAAAACAAAAAATGAGATTATCAAAAATGGCACATTTAAAAAAATGTTATGGGCAATTATCTCCGTTTTATAATCCTCTTGCTTGTCAATATTTTAATAAATTAATGGAAGAAACAAACACGCATATACAACATGCCGAAAACGGTGGTGAATTTTATATTCCCGAATTAGGATATTGGGTGGATGGCTATGATGAAATTAATAATGCAATATATGAATTTGATGAAAGACATCATTTCGACGCTTTTGGTAATTTAAAAGATAAAGACATACGCCGTCAAAATGAAATCGTGAAATTATTAAAATGTCAATTTCATAGAATAAAATTTAATATGGTATCATAAATTAAGAACTGTTTAGGGAACGGTTATCTCGTTTAATTTATTTACAATATTCTCAACCTCTTGTGCTGGCACAACTGTTGACGGCAATGGCGCTGGCTTTGATTTTATTTCACCATTTTCCACATATGTGATTCTTGCTGGTTGTTGTGCTGGTGATACTATTGTTTTTTTACCTTTACATCCGCATGGACTCATATTAATCTTTTTTAATAAATATTTTGTTTTCTAATTTATTTTAGTTTATCTTTGTACCAATATTAACAATATTAAACCTAAAAGTAAAGTAAATGGACAAAGATTTTATTCCTGTAAAAAGTGTTTATAATAGCAACTATGAGGTCATCAAAAACATAATGACTTTATATAAGATTAATCGGTTTGATCTTGATTGTACCTATTCAAGAGGATTGTTTTGGAAAAATTTGCCTGAGCCAAGAATAAAAACGGATCTAGTCCCAATGACCGATGACACAATACAAGCAGATTCCGAACATCTACCATTTGAAGATGGTAGTATGAAAACTATAATGTACGATCCTCCGTTCATAATATCTGGAAAATTATATAAAGAAAACAAAGAAGGTAGTTCAGTAATTGCTAAGAGGTTTGAAGGATATACAACATATGAAAAATTAACAACTAATTATTATAATACATTACAAGAACTTTATCGGATTTGTGAAAAAGATGGGTTAGTTGTAATGAAGACAATGGACACAGTGAGTGGGGGCAAGAATCATTTTACACATGTAATGATTATGAATATGGCGATGAAAATCGGATTTTATCCAAGAGATCTTTTCGTTTTAGTAGCAAAAATGAGGATCAATTCCTTTGGTGGAAAATGGAATAAACAAGAACACGCCAGAAAACACAACAGTTTTTTCTGGATTTTAGAAAAAACAACACCTAAAGTGAAATATTTGTTTTAAAAATCATATTTATATAAAAAGTAAGATATTTATTAATATGGGAAGGGAAAAAATAAATCCTCGTAATAAAAAAGTCAGGGCGACAATTACTATTGATCCTAAAATCGAAAAAATGATTAAGGAATTACATATTAATTTGTCATCTCTGGCAAATGATTTACTATTGAAATATTTTGACGAAAAAAAGACGATATACTAATCCAATATCCTGTATATATAAAATAACATATGACAAATACATTTATATTGGTAGTACGGCAATATTTTCTAAAAGAAAATTTGAACATTTATGGATGTTAAAAAATAATATTCATACTAATCCAATACTTCAAAACATATATAACAAACATGGTAGAACTAGCATAGAAATTTCTATAGTTGAAGAAGTGCCTATTGAGAATTTAATTGAAAGTGAACAAAGATACATTGATCAATATAAAACAAGTACAGATTTGAGATTAATAAACATTTTATTGGTGGCGGGAAGTTCTTTAGGTTATAAGCAAAGTCAAGAAACCTGTGATAAAAAAAGAAAGTCTATGTTAGGTAAAAACAAAGGAGTCAAAAGAAGTGAGGAATATTGTTTACAACAATCTATTCGTCAAAAAAATAGAGTAATAACTCAAGAATGGAAAGATAAAATTTCTAATACATTAAAAGGAAGGGCAAGTCCTAACAAACCTAAAAAATTTATTATTTATAATAATATCACATATTCATATAAAGAGTTTGCAGAAATTGTTAATTGTAATTTAAGTAATCTATATTTAACGACGCAAAAATATACTGAGAAGAAATATGGATATAAATTTGTTGAAATTAAGCAGGATTCTGAGGTGTTCCAAGGTACATATTAACTCTATCACCTATTTTCCAACCGCTGGCAGTACCTGCGGGGAACTCTATGACATGATCTCCCATTCCTGTATACCGAGGTAAGGTCATTCGGTGAGGGTCTTCTACGGGACAATTATGATGAATCATACTGATTCGTTTATTAAGAACAAAAACAATATCTAATGGGACTAGGCAATTTTTCATCCAAAATGAATGATGTCCTTTTCCCATTTTAAATACCATACATCCTTCAAGTTTATCTCTGCCCATCATACCCCTGGCAAACTCTTCGGGCTTCGATAGATATTCAGCGGAAAATTGTTTATCGTTTATAATAACCATATTGATAAATATTTGGAAATATAAATAATTTTCCTTATATTTCATAGTATAAAATCAATAGAAGAAAATATATGAAAAAATTAATGGCGCCTATTAAGTTCTTCGGTGGTAAAAATCTTATGTTCAGTGAGATAATGAAATATTTTCCTAAACCAGAGGAATATAATTGTTACATCGAGAGCTTTGGTGGAAGTTTTGCTCTCGGTTTGAAAATTGATCCAATTCCCCCAATTCAAATGTATAATGACCTCGATCAGAATGTTTATTCATTATATAAAGTACTATCTGATCCCGATATGTTCAAATCATTCAAAGATAAATGTGATTTGGTTCTCTATTCCGAAGATATTCGGTCCGAATTTAAAGAGAACCTGAAACGAGACGATCTTTCAATAATTGATCGGGCGTTTAATTTCTTCTACGTAAATAGGACATCACATAATGGCGTCGGTGGTTTTTCTAAGAACACATATGTCA